GGGGGTTCATTTCCATGGGTGCTCGACTGTTAATTCCCCCCCCCCCCCCCCCCGCATTTATCGTGCCTTCAGGCATCCTCACGTGATAGTTAAGAGGCCACCCTACTGCGGCTCGCGCCTCAACTCGGCCTGGTTCTTGTTCTCGATCCTGTCCTCGACAGCACGCTGTAAATCGATGGTGCGGCCAGGGCAGGTGTTAGCCATGCGGAGGGCGCAGACGACTAGGTCGGCGACGAAGCGGTCCACCTCTTCGGGCTTGAACTCGCTGCCGCCATGCTCGGCGTCGTTTACCACGGCCGCGAGCTTCCCCGCCGCCTTCTGAACGTGCAGCAACGCGTGAGCGAAATCCTTGTGCGCCATCGGGGACGCGCGGAAGTCATGGTGATAGTGAACTGTCCAAGGGAGTTGAGTCTGAAGCTCCCGAATCGTTAAATCCTTCGGCATAAATCTCCTGTGCCTCGACGAGCGCCGCGAAGTATTTGAGCGCTTCGGTAGCCGCCGCTAAGCTGCATTGAAGATAGCCATGCGAGCCGTAGTGGATCGTTACCACGTCGGCATCGGAGAACTGTTCGACCTCGACGGCCGTAATGGCCGAAGCTCTGACGTAGGCACGTCCGCCCTCGCGCGTGACGAGATAGAAGACGCGATCATCAACTGGCCTGAGCGGCCTCTTCCCGCGGATGTCCGGTCTCACTTCGCATGTCGACATCGCCTCTCTCCTGTCTCTCGCGAGCCTCGCGCTCGCGCTGCGCCTCGGATTTTCCGAGGATGTGGTCCGCTTCGAGTCCTACCGGCACAGTCACCTCATTTCTTCGGCGAAGCGGGCGGCATGAGCTCGACGCGCAGACTAAGCTTCACGCCCGCCGCGTTATGCATGAATGGCTGAAGGAGTTCTCTCAGCGAGAAGAACTGGGTTGGAGTCTCAATGAGAATGTCGTTTTTAGTCCCATCGGTAAGAGTGACGCCCTCAGCTTCTACATGCGCTCTTTTACTGTCCTCTTCTACTGACATCTTTGGCATTGCCGCTCCATTTCCAGCTGGCGCCGGGAGAGAGGCCCCCTCGCTTCTCTCCCGGCGCTGACGCGTGCGACCGGCGGGGAGTCCGGCCGCACTAGTGAGGCCCGCCTGCGGGGAGAGCGCGAGCCTCGGCGTAATTTCAAAAGCGGGGCCGGGTGATACAGGAGGAAGACGCGTGCGATACGCGCCGAGGGTCAGGGCCCGGCCCCGAATGGCCGCTCACGACCCCCGACGTGAGCGGCGAAAGTGATTCGAGCGGCGGACTGGCTTGTCGTTGCGGTGAACGCGGCCGGGGAGTGTCTGCAACCTCTGCTCTTCCGCCGCGCCGGGGCGCGTGCCCCTGACCGCCGCTCGAAATTGAAACTGCAAAGAACTGAGTTCGGGGACGCTACCCGCCGACTAGCGCCGCACGTCGTCCGTTGAATTCGGCTAGGTCGGCCTCTGTGACGGCTGGCTGACTTAACTGCCCCTCGCGCGCCCCAAACTTGTGCCGGGCTTGCCTCGTCCCGGCATGGCGGCCCCTCTGGTACTACGGGCCAGTCTCTTTCAACTGGCTTACCCCGGTTTGGTGAAACCGGCTTCTGAATGCCGCTCCCCGGCCTCGACTGAAAGAGCTAAAACGTTATGGGTAGCGGCGGGCGCACCCCGGAAGTGACCAGCGCGCCCGCCGCGAGCGAAGGCACGGGCTTATGGCGTGGCCGTGCCTTCCGTAGTGCGGGGGACGTTTCACCTCAGGGGAGCCCCGCACGCTTTCAATCTGTTTTCCGCGTCGCCGCCGCGAGCCCCCCTCGGGCCGGCCGCCTGCCCGGAGGTGCGGCCGTTAGCGACGCGGAAACCGAACTGCGTTCATGCCGCCACGTGCGGGCGGGCACATTCGTCAACGGCCTTGAGCAACGCGCGGTAGTCTTCAAACCACTCGACCATGCGGCGCATAAGGCCAACCGGCTCGCCTTTAGCCCATAAACCGAGCACTGCTCGACCGCTCGCCCAGGCCGCCCCGACCTCTGCCCACGCATCCGTGCCCGACGGTCCGACGTAGATCACGAGGTCCGACTGAGTGGCGCCGCTCGTGTCGTACTCGAAAGAGCGGCGGCCGTCCGCCGAAGCGCACCATTCATCGAAGGGCACGGGCTTTTCGCCCGCCCGCTCGTTTACTGCCGAGTTGGGATTCTCGCCGTGGTTGTTCTCGACGAAAGACAGGACTTCGTGGCCGCGCTCGCGCAGAAGAGCAGTCAGCATCTCGACGGCGTGGACGTTCTTCCAGCTACTGGCGATATAGATTTTCATGGCCTGGAAACCTTTTCAAACTTGCTCCCCGCAGTGTAGAATCCGTCGCCTTAGCCCCGGCGTCGCGCGGTCCCGGCGACGCCAAAGATCAACCATCTCGCCCCGACGCAAAGCCGCGAAGCAACGTCCCCTCCCCGCTCCCGCCCCGGAGCACCGACGTTGGCCGGCTGCCCTATAGCGCGAGGGCGACACACCCCGAGGATCCACATGCAAATTCAAAGCAGCGAAATGACGTTCGGCATCATGCAGATGCCGGTATTTGGCGTTATACACACGGACGTGGCTGACGACGCGCACGAGCCGGCGCTCTTGGTTGCGGAGTGATTCGCGACCCCCTCGCTCTCGGAGACATCCGGGAGCCCGCGTTTGGCGATTCTCACACCCCTGCCGTTTGGGCGGGGGTGATTGAGACGGGGCCGTGTAGGGGCGTGATCGTGCATACCTAGACTCACTACAGGGCGAGGGGCGCCCGCGCGAATTCGGTGGAGGGTGGGGTGGTGGTGGTCATGGCAGCACCCTTAAGCCGTCTTACGTCTCGGCGTGGGGCTGGCCTTGCTTGATTCAAGGGCGGCGATTTTGTCTCTGTATCGCTCGCGCAGAATGGCCTCAAGTTGTTTGGAGCGGCTTCGACCTTCCTGCTCCCCTTCCTCGTCCAGACAATCCATTAAGAGCCTATTAATCGAAATTAGCCCGCTTTTGAGTTCCATTGTTTCGGCAGTTGCCATACGCGGATTACCTCCGCGCGAATACTATATAGAAACTATATAGTTGTCAACCGAAATTTGCCGTTGTACGTTTCTATATAGCTGTGATATAAAAACGATATAGTTGTTATATAGACTGGCCGTATACTGAAAGGAGATTCAAATTGGCTCCCGACGATAACAAACGAAACCGCCTGCTTTGGGATTTCAAAGACGAGTTGTGGGGATTACTAAAGAAAGAGGCTGAGAAGGAAGGGCGAACACCGCCGAGGCAGTTGGAAGAGATATTGAAGCAGCGTTATGACATTGAAAGCCTTAGTGCCGCCGAACGCGCGGAAGCCTTGAGACTTGCTAAAACAAAAGATGTAAATGGCGGCGACAAGCCGGTTAAGCGACCTAAGAAGGCAACAAAGAAAACGGGCAGTAAGGGCTCATAAACTGCGAACCGCATCAATCCCGCCGTCTATTTCCTCATGCTTTATCCAGCCCACCACTAATTCCACCGCCTCAACATCCTTGTCGGGAAGCTCCCACGACTCGTCTGTTTCGTCCGTGGATAGAAGCTCGATGCCGCCCGGAATGTGCGAAAGCACGCCGATGTAGACGTGCCCTCTTGAGCGCACGGCCACAGGAGAGCCCGAGGCGGCTGGCACCCCGCGCCTTACGACCACGAAGTCATGTTCAAAAATCCCGAAGCCGCACAGAGAATCATCCGGCATCTTGTGGCTATCAATGTTAAGTATCGCCTCAATATCCGCGCCGACATCTCCGACGCGATAATGGCCCTTTGTTTGAAGCGCCTTGATACTCTTATGCTTACCTTTAAGCTTGGCGTTTAGATTAGAATCCGAGACGCCGAGTGTGCGGGCGGCGATCCGCTGACACCCGCCAGCATATACGAACGCCTGCCGTATAACTTCCCCTTCTATCTCGTCAATAAATTGCTTTAACGAAAAGTCTTTCGGAAACGTGAATTTCTGCTTGGAAGGACTCGGCAGAGCGTATTCTGCTCGCATCAGGTCACAGGTGCGTTGCAGGCAAGACTCAGCCCGGCGGCGCAGCGCGGCGTCCTGTGTCGTTTTAAGGTCAGTGGCGATGATTGCGTGATGCGCGCGGCGCGCCTCTATGTCGAGGTCGTCAAACTCTTCTAACGTGGCGAGTGATACAAGACCGCGCCCCTCTTTGTAGCCGATGAACTCCGCGACCTCTACCGCTTCATCAAAGCACTGGACGGCCAGCGCCTTGTTACCCATGCGGGCGTGACAGCGGCCGAGAGTGATTAACGATTCGCACAGCAGGCTCCGCTCGCCACCGATGCGCAGTAGTTGTACGGAGCGCCGGGCCGCTTTCTCGGCTTCCGCGTACCGACGCAAAGCGAGCAACGCCTGAGCGCGAGTCTCTAGGCATTGCGCCAGCCTTGTTCTATCTTTAAGGCGCTCTGCCATGTGTATGGCTTCATCAATAGGTTTGAGAGCATCGGCCGGACGCCCCATGAGTGTGAGTATATTGCCGGCATTGTTTTTAACTGAAATTGCCGCCCTTTTATTACCTCCACTTTCAAAGTGAAATGACGACGCCGCATTTTCAACAAGAGCCCGGTCATAGTAATCATAGTCGTCGGTCTCTGCCGCTAAATGCATGAGAACGATTTGATATTGATTGTGATACTTACCGAGAAGAAGGTGATTATCAAGCCCATTGCATAGTGGCGCGATGGAACGCAATATGTCATGGGCACGATATATATGGCCTGCGTTCTCTTCTACTATTGCACTTAATATGCTCCATCTGAATTTTAGAGACGTATCCGAGCTTGGCGTATAAGTTGCCGATTGCCCGAGCCATACATGGGCATCCTCAAAGGCCCCTTCCTGCCAGCAGCATAATGCCAGCCCAAGACTGGCTTCGGCTATTTTCGAGCGGTTGCCCTCTGCCTCAAATAGACGGAGGCTTTCCGTAAGTAAATCCTTTGCCGAGTCCTGTTCGGCACCTAATATGTTCGCGCTCCCCGCGCGGCTGGCAATGCTACCCATCCGCAAGAGAATTTCCGCGCGCGCTATTGTCGGCAGATCGTCTAGGTGCTGCCAAGCTTCGTATATATACTCTTTCGCCCTCGCAAAGTCGCCAGCATCCTCAATCTGGCGCGCCACTTCGCAATCGTAAACTATTGCAGACGCTTCGACTTGTCGCATGCTGTTAGCACTCCGAAATGATTTTCAAGAAAATTTGAAAATTCTGTATAGTGGTCGTGCAGGGCTGTCCCCCTGACAACACACCATACGGAGTAGACAATGACACAGCGCAGATTCTTGCCCCTTATCCTCGCCTTCGTTTTTCTGTTCGCGGCCTCGACTAACGCAGGCGTCATACGCGAGCCTCGCACGGAACCGTGCGACCCCACCGTAACGGCTACTTGCCCTCTGCCCCCGCCCTGTGACCCCGCCGTAAACACGGATTGCCCTGACGACGGCGGCGGCCAGACCAACGCAGACGACACCACAGACCCGGACGCTTACATGCTGTTCATCGAAACGATGGTCAGTGTGTGGTTCGGCGCCTAACCTAAACGCAATAAATTGAGTTGACGCAGGCTGCCTTTCGGCGGCCCGATATTCGTGTGCTTGGGGAGCGGATTCAGGAGTGCCGAAGATGCGACACGGAGAGCCCTGAAGCGTGCCCGGCAGAGTACACGGATTTAACATTTTATTCAACTGGATATTGCGTCCAAGATTATGGATTTAATCCCCTAAGAGGCTGTATAGATTCTATATTGTAACTATATAGAAAGCAAGCCTTAATTTCCTTTCCCCTGTTGCGGCGGGCAGGGATATTTTTATCTTGACAACTATATAGTTTCTATATAGAATCCATATTGCCTTGAAGGAGGATATAGACAATGTCGGCCCGCCGCACCTACAGCCAAACCCGCTCCACCGAAGCGCACCGCTCCGTCACGAGCTACACCTATGGCACGCGCGGCCCGGCCGAAGGCCAGTCGGAGGTCCGCTGGCACGCGGCGGCCAGAGCTTACCGCGCGCTCTTCACGCTCGACGGCTACTCCTGCTCAGGCTACGGCGACACGGAAGCGGAGGCGATTGCAGCGGCGCGCTCAAACGCCGAGGCGATGATCGAGAAGTACGGCCGGAAGGTCGCTTGAGGGACGCGTTATGGCTACCACCGGGATTGACTGGGACCAGCTACGCCGGGAGGTACGGGCGCGAGTAGAAGCCGAGCGGCGCGCCGGCCAGCAGCAGCCCGAGCCCTGTCCACACTTCCGAAGCGACCTCGTCTCGACCGACCGCCGCGCCGACACCGAGACCCGCCGCTGCCGCAACTGCGGCGAGACGTTCACCCGTTCCACCACGATCAGAGGGTAATGGAGACGAGTAGCTATGCCCCACGAAGCTAAATGCCATTCCTGTGACGAGCGCGGCGAACACTGGCACTGGGAGGGCGAGCCGTTCCTGTCTCGTAACTACCGAGGCCCGTGCAATTCCTGCGGCGGCAAACGCTTCTCCATCATCTTCCACGAGTGGGACGTGGCTCCGCTCGTCGAGCATCTTTCATTCGGCCGCACGCTTCGATTGTGGGCCGAGATGAAGTACGCACCCTTCCACACGGAGCCGAAGTCGCAAACCCTGTACTGGCTCCGTCATTCGCTTCAATCAGCGTTGGAGACTCGCCTGCGGCGCGAGTTCAAGTTGAACGAACTGGCCCTGCATCGCTGGTGGGTACGTTTCCGCTATCCGCAGAGCGTCAGGCGCTGGGCGCGACAATCCGCCACGCCGCTCCCTTAACCTGCCCGGGAAATTGAAATGAAGAAATACACTCCTCGAAAGTGCCCCGGCTGCGGCCTCGGCTTCTCCGTCATCGACCTCTGCCGTCGCTGCCACAGGTGCCTCTCCTGCCGGGCCTGCTCGCCGGCCGCGTGCGCGGCTCGCTCATGGGGCTGTCCGCGTTCGTGGGCTGGTATTTGAGCCTCTACCCGCACGCTCGCTACGGCACGACCATCGGCCCGCGCGAGGAGATGTCCGACGGTCGCGTGCTCGTGAAGATAACTCGCTCGGCGAAAGGGGGAGGCGAATGAAGCCCGTAAAACGCGGTCCCTATGGGGATACGTTCACGCCCCATCTGAACGGCAATGACTCATCAACGTGGTTGCCATTTTGCGTCTACGTCGAAAAGGAACATTCAGCGACGTGCATCCTCATCGGCGACGAGAGGGATGGCGCGGAGGGCGGACTTTGGAGGCCGGTGCTCGCCGACGACCTCGAAGAGCTTGAGCGCACCAACTCTGAAGAGTGGCGTGACGCGGCTGGGCAGAAGCGCTCCGACGGCTTCCGTTGGGCTCGCTTCGTCTGTGCCTGCGCGCCGCGTTACTGCGACGCGACGGTGCTCGTCCGCGTGGCCGACATATCGGCGTTCATTCAACAGGTGGCAGCCAAATGAAAGAGCCAACCTATCAACAGGCCCAGGAAGAGTTCTACATCACGACGGACGACGCCGGTCGCCTCCGCTCGAACCTCGACCGGCTGCGCTCGATCCGCCTGACCTACGTCGGGCTCTGCGCGGAGAAGGACTCGCCGAAGCTGCGCGCGAAGATTGAGGAACTTGACGACATCATCGCGCGCGGCGAGTTCAAGCTCTCGATGCTCAGAGCGGGCGCAGCCGGCACGGGTAAGAAGCGCGGCCTTCCGGTCTCAATCCATAACGTCTGGTGCGACAAGGAATGCGGGCGGCAGAGCGCAGCGTATCTCGCCCGCGTGCAGGCGGCGTAAGAAGGAGCACAGAGTCATGCCTCAAGGTCAGCAGAACAAAGCGAACGCCCTCGACAGCTACGTCACCGTCGCCGAGCGGATAGGCCAGTTCTATCAGGCGTACCCGCAGGGGCGCATCACGACGCAGATCATTGAGCACGACGCCGACTCGGGCTTCATCCTCTTCCGCGCCGAGGTCTTCCGCGGCTCGGACGACGCCGAAGCCTCGGCCACGGGCCACGCCTTCGAGCTGCGCGGCGAGTCCTATGTGAATAAGACGAGTTACGTCGAGAACTGCGAGACCTCGGCCGTCGGGCGCGCTCTGGCCCTGCTCGGTTTCGAGGTCAAGCGCGACCGCGACTCGCAGCGCCAGAGCGCCGGTCGCGAGCAGCAGTCGGCGCCCACAAAGCCCGGCCCGCGCCCCACGGAGCAGGCCGCCGAGCAGAAGACCACGGAGCAGCGCGCCAAATCCTTCGACCGTAACGCGGCACTCGCCAACATCACCGCGCAACGGAAGCTCGCCCGCGAGATCGGCACGCCCGGCATCGCGCCAACGGACCTCTCCGGCGACCTCTCACGCGCCGACGAGCAGATGTTGCGGGCGATCTTCGTGCGTTTGCGCGACGCGAATAAGGCGCACGCCGACGCGCGAGCTGCGGCCGAAGAAAAGGTGGCTTGATTCAATAATTCTTAAATCGTCGAAGCGGAGGAGAAGAGATGCAGGAAACAGTCGCGGGCGGTGAAACCACGGTGCAGTTACGTGATCTCGGATGGAGACCGAGGAGGGACAAGGTGAATAACAGGTGGTACTACATCCACCCGTCGGGCAGGCGGACGGTCCTCTTCAAGCGCATCGACGACGCTCAGGCAGCAGCCCGCCGGATTCAGGAAGCGATAGAGACTGAAGGGCCGGCTCCCGATTGCGAAGAGACGGACGAGGTCGAGAACGTCGCTTCCCTGCCGCCCGTGCCTGACGACTTAGCCTCCGCCGGCTGGATGATCGAGGTAGCCGAAGAGGCTCTGGTGCCCGGCTCAGTCCGTTGCAGGCACGCCGGCCTTAAAATCGGCACCAGCATCTTCAGTGACCCCGAGATGGCCTTCGCTGCCGCGCGCAGGCTCCAGGCGCGCGAGGGCAAGCACAAGCCTGCCCGGGTCGAAGTAGAAGAAGAGACGCCGGTCGCTGCGCCGGAAGCCATCGAAGATGATGTCCCCCCCTCTCCGGCCCGCGACGCCGCCTTCTGGCGCGAGACGGCGCGCGAGACTTACGAGCGAGCCGAGACGATGCGGCCTGACCGCGCCACAACCTACAGGCGCGTCGGGCTCGCCTGCACCCGTATCGCCGATGCGATTGAGGCCGGCACGCTCGCCCCGGAGCTCCACGGCCTGCGCGAGCGCGCGGACGTGATGCGACTGCTCGGCTCCGAGCACTTCCCCGACCCTGAGCTTGAGGGCTACACCTACGACCAGTTCGTCGAGGCGGGGATAGACACTCCTGAGAAGTACGCGGTCGCGCGCGTGGCGCTCGTCGCGCTGGCGGATGCCCCCGCGCAAGTTGACGAGACGACCGAAAGCGAGGCGCAGAGCGCGGGAGAGTCGGCGACCGTCGAAGACGGGGCCGACCTCTTCTCCGGGCAGGAGGCGCTCGCGGCCGAGTTGCGGCAATGGCTCGACGAGCAGGGCATCGCTTACGAACAGGATGCGTTCCGTGGCGAAGCAATCATAGACGTTGCCACCGAGAAGGCGCTCGTTCTCGTCCGCGAGAGCGTCTCGACGCAGTCCATCTTCAACGAGGCCGATGCGCTGAAGGCTGCGAGAGCGGCCTCGTTCGATAAATCTCCCGAGTCTCCGCCGAGTCACATGATCCTCGTCTGCCGCGCAGTCGCCGGAGGGGAAGAGCGCCTGAGCGGCATCGCCCAGTCTCAGGGCATCTACCTGGCCGTATGGCCCTCCGGAGAGCAGTGCCCGCTTCAGGTTTCGCTCCTCGCGCCGACACTCGGCGAGACAATCATCAGCCGGCTCCGTGACGACGTGCAGACTCTCCCCGAGTTTCAGGCCGTCGTCAAAAACTACCGCCTCGACGAGATCATGGCCGGCGGCGCCGACCCCGAAAGGTTCACGCTCGCCGAGGTCATAGAGATTCAGGAGGCGCTCGGCGAGCGCGCCCGCGCTCTCGGCATGACGCCGGCCACGGACGAGACCGACGAGGCGGCCGCCGCCGCGGAAGAGATGTTCTTCGGCGAACCTGAAACGGAAGCGTCCTCTTCCGAGCCCGAGCCGGCCGGCACTCCTGCAACCGTAGAGCCGACCCCTGTAACCGCTCCCGCTCCCGCGCCTGCCGCCTCGCTCTTCGCCGAACATACAACGCCCGTGCTGCGCCAGCAGATGCACCCGGGGCTAATCAGCACGCACCCGTCACTACTCATGCGGGCAGGCGGCCTCGACCGCGTGCACGTCGAGGACCTGCGCGCCGTGCTCCGGGCGGGCGGCGCGTTCAGAGACCCGGCCGAGGTCTATTTCGACGGGGAACGTTACTGGTTGGCCGAGGGCAACCACCGCCGAGAGGCTTGCCTGCTCGAAGCTAAACCGCTCGACATCAACCTGCACAAGGGCACGCTCCGGGACGCCATCCTCCACGCCGTCCGCGCCAACGCGCAGCACGGCCTGAAGCGCACCGACGATGACAAACGTCTCGCGGTCGTGACGGTCTTCTGTGACTCCGAGTGGAGCCGGCAGAGCGACACCGCGATCTCGCACCTGGCCGAGGTCAGCCAGCCCTTCGTCGGCAAGGTTCAGGCGGCGCTTGAAAAACTCCTGCCGCTGCTCGCAGGCGCGCCGGCCGGCACCGACGAAGCTGTCGCGCAACTGGCCGCCGAGTCGGGGGCGCCGGCCGGGCTCGTGCGTATCGTGCGCAGGCTCTCGGCCGAACAGCGCGAGGCGCTCGCCCATAACGTTATGGCCCGCGCCGAGGAGCGCGTGAGCACGGACGGTCGCACCTACAGCGTTGCGCCGGTCGAAGCGAGCCCTTCGCTTTTCGAGGGCGAGGCTTTCGAAGACGACACGCGGCGCACTGCGACGCTCGACATGCTCGACCCGAGCGGCAATCTGGAAGTGGAAGCCCTCGAAGAGGAGCGTGCCGCCAGAGACTACGATCCGGTCAATGAAGCCAACGCCGATGAGGCGTGGCGCGAAGAGCAGGAGAGACGAAAAGCGGAGCAGGAAGCCAAAGGTCCGGAGTCCGCTGAAGTTGAGCCGGCGGTGGTTGTAAACGACCGTCGTCGCTTCGCCGACGCCGCGCACGAGGTGCGAAGCGACATACTCACGAACCGTGCGACGCCTCCTCCGACGGCGACCGCAGCCCCGCAGAAGCCCGACCGGTTGGCCGAGATAGAGAAGCGTCTGAACGGCCGCTCGCTCGTCGTCACGCACACGCTCCTCAAGGGCCTGGGCGTGCAGATCACCGTCAACCTCGCCGGCAGCGAACCATCGGATGCGCTCAACAGTTCGCTCTTCCCCGTGAAGATGATGCCGCTCGGAGACAACGAATACGAGTTGATTGTTCAGCGTCTCGATGCCGAGAAGGACAAGGCGAAGACAGCGGCGAAAGGTGCGAAGAAGTCTGTGGCGACGAAGAAGGCGGCCACCAAAGCCGGCTCGAAGAAGGCTGCTCAGAAAGCACCGGCGAAGAAGGCTGCTAGGGCGGTAGCTCCGAAGAAGCCGAGCGCCACGAAGAATCCGGAGCGTGGGCCTCGGAAGAAGAACGTCAAGACGGCCAACGATAGGGGGCGATAAAGGACATGGCCACGATTCAGGTCAAAGGCAAACCGATTCATCTCGACGACAAGATCGTCGAGGCGGGCGAGGACGTTATCCGCGCGGCGCTCGCGGCGAGCTTCCCCGACGCCGCGACGATGGACTTCCACATAGTCGGGCAGGAGGCGGCGCGGGTCACTGAGCGCGCGCCGGCTGTTATCACGTCGCGCTCGGCGGCGACCACTAAGCACTGAGGGGTGAAGGGAGGAAATCATGCAGGTTTACGTTTTGCTGGATGCGGACGGGGTTGTTAAGGCGGTAGTGAGTAGCGAATCGTTCGCTCGCCAGTGGTGCGACTCAAATCCCCATCGTGAAGCTGACCCGTTCGACGTGGACGGCAACATCGCAGAAGTCACGAAAGAGATTCTGCGCGAATCCTCGCGCCTCGCCAACTTAAAAGCTGACAGCGTCGGGAAGGGGGTAGGCAAGAGCTAATGAATTGGCAAGACGAAATAGTCGCGCGCCTTCTGGCCGCCCCCGAGTACGTCAACCCGACGATAGCTCTCGCGGCCGCCGCGCAGCGGGCGGAACTTTCGGGAGACGCCGACTTCCTCGCGCGCGCCACAAAAAGCGGCGCCGTCGAGCGCGCCATCGCCGAGGGGCAGCGCGAGGGCGAGGCCGTCTCACGCGCGCTGGGGATGCTGGCGCGGGCGACACCGGCGGCGAGTAAGACCGTACCGGACGGATTCTGAGAGGAGGCTTATGGGATACAACACGGATTTTGAGGGAACGCTGGAGTTCACGGCCACACCGACCCCTGGGATGCTCGCCAAGCTGCAAACCATCCTGGGCGAAGACTGCCGCGAACATCCGGAGTGGGGTGCTCCCGAACTGACCTGGATAAATCTGGAGATTAACGAGGAGGGTACCGGGCTCGAATGGAACGGCCAGGAGACGACCTACGAGATGGACGGTCTCGTCAACGTCGTCATCCGCGAGATGCGAAAGACGTACCCGGACTTCGGCCTGACCGGCACGCTGCGGGCGCAGGGCGAGGATATAGGCGACCTGTGGGAAGTGGTCATCGGCGAAGACGGCTTCGCGCATCGACGTGAAACCCTGCTCGTCACTACCGGGACGACGGTCGAGTGCCCTCACTGCAAGCGCGAGTTCCAGCTACAGGAGAGCGAATGACCGCGCTCACAATCCAGCAACACGACCTCGCGCCCGCGCTCCTCGCCGACCGCAGCCTGCTCGACCTCGACCGCGCGACGAAGTACCTCGCCGGCCGTCTGCGTGCGCGCACGCCGATGGGCGCCGCCGAGTACCTTGAGATGAACGCCCTCTGGTCGCGCGACACATACGAAGAGCGCCTCGACGTGGCCGTGCGCGTCTGCGACCTCTACCGCACGCTCTTCCCCCGCCAGTACGCCGCCTCGCAGGCGCCGCTCTACTCGCTCGCCCGCGAGCAGGAGTTTTATGTCCTCGTCAACCGTCACCTCTTCCCGCTCGGCGACGTAGAGGACGCGATTCGCAAGGCGCCGACCTTCTTCATGCCCGGCATCACCGTCGAGAGCATGCAGGCGCACGACTGGCGACAGGGTGCGTTCGACTTCCGACGGATTGGCACGGCCTGCCAGCTCGCGCAGGTTCTCTCGGGGCGCGCCTGGACGCTCACGGGCGGCTACGGCTGGCGCGAGTTCGCGGCGCTGCACGACCTCGGCCCTGAGCTATCAGCGCTTCGGCCGGCGCCGCCGCTCTGCGCCGTCGGCTGGCAACTCTTTAAGTACTCCTGCGCGGTCTCGGGCTCGGCGCTTCAGTATCTGCCGCTCGCATTCGAGCTGACCAACTACAGCACGGGAAGCGTCTACCTCGACGTGCCGGGCGGCACGTTCGGGCTCGAATGGACCGGGCAGAACGTGGCGAAGCTGCTCGTCGCGCGCCAGCGCGCGAGCGAGGTCCTCGCGGCGGTCGCGGCCTGTGAGGAATGGCTGGATGCAGCGCCGCGGCTGCACGTCGGGACGGCTGTGGCGATGTGGAACGCCGCTGCGGAGATAGAGGCCCAGTCGCCGCACCCGGATACAGTCGGCCCCGACGGCGAGTTCTTCGTCATTCCCGAACTGCCCGAACTGTACGCACAGATGGAGGAAAGACTGTGAACGCACCAGGCATGAAACTCACTCAAAACGGCCACGCCAACCCCACGATAGAGATCGCCAACGGGCAGTTTCTCTTCCGCGCCGTCGGCGAGCAGGGTCAGGTCATCGAGCAGTTCCGCTCAGCGGCCGCCGTGCGCGAAGCCTTCACCGGTATCCCTGTGGATACGGGGTGGCTCGCGCCGAACCTCCACTGCGGAGGCGTCGTGCGCTGGGGCGTCTTTCGCGGCGTCGAGTGGGCGGTGATGTACCTGCCGCCCGCCGTCCACAACCTTGAGTTGACCGAGCACGACGGCACGCCCGAGGAAGTGACCTCGCGCGTGAACGCTCCGCTGCCCGGCATGGTCTGGTGCGGCTTCGGCACGCAGTACTTCGCCTTCGCCGTGAAGACGCCGCACCTCGATCCGGGGCAGGAACTCTATCGAGCGCCCCTGCCGAACGTCATGCAGGACGGCTCGGTCTGCTGGGGCCTCTCGAAGCAGCCGCAGGCGACAGGGAAAGGCATCGGCGAGGCGTGGGCGCTCTTCGCGTACCGGACGACCTTCAACAACCACGTCGTGAACGCTAAATCGAAGCGCGAGCCGGACGACTGCCGACGGCTGCTCCGGGCGCTCGCGGCGAGCGGCGAGGCGTACCCGGCCGACGACCTGCGGAGGCAGGACGCCGAGCATGGGACGACGCTCAACAAGGCGATAGAGGGATTCTTCGAGACGGGGGTGATGCCGGGATGAGTGTGGAGTCAGCCGAAAACAAGCTCAAGGCGTTCGATTGGATTATCCGCCACCTCAAAGACCACGATTTTTCCGAAGAGCCTTTGGCCGACGAAGTTATCGAGGCTGTTGATGAATTGGTGGAAGAGTTCCAGCAACAGCGTGATGCGCTGGCCGGCTACGTACAGGAATACAACATAGCCAGAGGCGTCCTGCTCAAAGCGCCCGCTCCAAAGTAACGCTACTTTTCGAGGTCATCATGCCAAAAAATAAGAAGGGCTTCCGCCGCATAGAAATTCAGAAGCCGGAAGTCATCACCACCGTTGACACGTCATACCTGCGCGCCGCGACCGTCCGCACGCGCGAGTGGCAGCGCTGTCAAATCATCCTCGTCGGTCTCGGCGGCGGCGGCTCTCATCTGGCGCAGCACATCGGGCGGACGATGCGCGCCATCTACCGCCTGCACAAGGGCGTCCACCTCACGCTCTGCGACCCCGACATCGTCGAGGAGAAGAACGTCGAGGCCGGCCAGAACTTCTGCGACGCCGAGATCGGAGTGCCGAAAGCGGCGGCGCTCGCTCGTCGCTACGGTCAGGCGTGGGGCATCAACTGCTCCTACGTCGTCGGCGAGTTCGACGAGTCGCTCATCATAGGCTGCGACATCACCGTGCTCGTCGGCGGCGTGGATAATGCGCGCGCCCGTCAGAAGCTCCACGACGTGCTCGAATCGAACCAGGGCTCCGCACTTCAGTTCTGGTATCTCGACTGCTCGAACGGCTCAGGCAAAACGGGACACGTCGGCCGCGTGCTCTTAGGCAACGCCCACAGCTTCGAGGACCTGCGCGGCGCCTTCCCCGATTCGCAGACCTGCCTTGCGCTCCCCAGTCCCGCCCTCCAGTTCCGCGACCTGCTGACGCCCCGGCCAGAGGAGTTCGACGACTCGAACCTCTCCTGCGCCGAGATGGCTATACGAGGCCAGGCTGCGCTGCACGTCGGTGCGCGCGTCGCCATCGAGGGCGCGACCACGCTGACGCAGCTTTTGGTGACGCGCGATTTGAAGTGCTTCGCAACCGAGCTATCTACGGCGGCGAGGTCGATGCGCTCGACCTACGCCACGCCCGATGAGGTTGCGCGCGTGATCGGTAAGCCCGTCAGCTACGTCATGGGCCAGCCTCCCGCGGTGTCACCGGTGGCTGCCAACGTCACCGAGAGGGCTGGAGCGACCGCAATTTAAGAGGAGTCGTCATGCCGGTTAAAAAAGCAGAAATTGAAGTCGCGGACGTAATTGTCAAAGTCGCCTGTCCGGAGTGCCACACCGAACAGCCTTCGCCGCACTACGCGCCTTCTACAGGGTGGGACAAAACAGACGTGCGGCGGGTCGGGACCGGCGCGCGGGCGGTCCACTGTAGCAAGTGCGGCAATCGGTTCGGCCTGCCCACCAAGGTTTTCACCCTGATGGAGGGGCAAGCCTAACGGCCATGGCGGGAAGTCAGCCTAGACCGTTCCGGCCGGAGGAGGACGGCAGCATCGACGCCGAGCTCGCCATGCTGCTGGCCCGCACGCCGCGCGGCGTGACGCTGTCACAAGGAGAGATCGCGAGGGCGTGCGGCTGCTCCAAGGCCTATATCTATCTTCTTGAGAAGAGCGCCATGAAGAAACTGCGCAGCGCGCTCGCACGGCGCAGGCTACAGGAGTTTATTTAATGAAACTTCCAGCTATGTTGAGCCGGGATGCCCAAGCGATCTTCTCCTACTTTCTCGCGGGTAACGTCGGGCGCATTGAGACGCTCGCCGGCATGCTCACGGATGATCAGCGCCTTCAGATAGCCGAGGCCTTCCGCGAAGCCGCGGCGGCCGTCGAGCCGAAGATGACGCCCATCGACGAACCTCCTAACGTGTTGCCACCCCCTCAGATTCTGGCCGGGCGCTTCCGTAGGAAGCTCGAAGATCTGCTGCGCACGGGCGGGGCATTCGTCGCGGCGCTCACACCGGGGTCGCTGCCGCCCAGTGCGCGGACAATGTTCGAGGCGTTTGAATCTGAGATGCGGCTGGTTCGCAGCCAACTTGATGCCCTCAGCGCATTAGAGCGGCGCCGACGGGGAGGAGCCAAATGAGCCATGCAACCGAACGCCCTGCGTTTCCCAATCGCATCCGCATGGAGGTCGAGCGCATGCCGTGGCCCGAGGTGCTCAACGATGACCTCGGCGACGCGAGGTGGGAGGCAGCGCGCTGGCGGCGTGCGGCCATGTTCTGGTGCACGGCCGCGCTCTTCCTGGCGGCCGTGCTGGTGGCGCTAGTGCTAATCGAGTTCGTTGTCAGTTGAATGGCCGACGAAACAAAAGAGAAAGCGCCGGCTGCGCCGCTGTCATGGGAGGCGTTGCGCAAGCTCTCAGACAAGGAACTGCGCCACCTCGCACGGATCGCAAAGGCCGCTGAGAACTGGTCGGCGTATCACAATATTCGCCTCGCCATCGTGCGTAAGCGTGATGAGGCGTAGAGGGGAGAAAAGGAAGATGCAAGCTACTACTTGGAACCCCGGCCTTGAGGTCGAGCGCCGGAAGCCGGACGCGCAGGTGCTTTTCTCAGAGGGTGATTACGAGCACGCCCTACGCTGCTACTACACCGCTAAAGCCTGGGTGCTCGACACGGGCCAATGCTTTAGGCAGGACCTGGTGGGTTACATCCGCAGCCCGCAGCATCCTGAGTCACCTTCGGAGCGCAGCGCGTTTGTTCCCGAAGAACTCATAGCCAAGCCGGGCTGGTACTGCACGATTGATCTGTACGTCGCGGGCGCTGCCACGCTCGACTATCTGAAAAGTCTGGAGCTACCTGAAGGCGCGCGCCTGCAAATCTCAATCAAAGTATTCAACATGGACGACTGCACCTGGATTGCAGCAGCCAACCTCGAAGATGCGTGGCGCGGCTTCGCCGAATTCATGGGGTACGACACCACTACGCCTCACGGTGTAGAGGAGGCGCGCAAAGACAATCCGGGTTTCGAGCCGGAGGAGCTCACAGACGCAGATCTCGACCGGCTCATGTTCCACCACAGTCACGACTTGTCCGACCCATGCCCCAGCGGAGATAGAGGACAGGAGGACACCGACTGCCCTATTTCTTTTCGCCAGCAACTTGAACGCATGAAGCAGGCCGGCGCGACTTTCCCCAGCTTCTTCGCCACCACAGAGTATTGACCCGCCCACTCCCCTACCAGCTCTGGAAACAGGCCGAGGCCGACGGCGGGACGCCTGAGGAGGTCGCCACGCGCTACATCACCGCGATGGAGGAGCACGGCTACCTCATCAGGCGCAAGCTCACAGGTGAAATCCTCAGGGAGGAAGCGCTGGAGATTTACACCGACGCGCGCCTGACCAGTTTCGACTACCACCAGCAGGGGGATCACGGCTTCAGTATCACCAACCGCGAGACCGGTCAGGTTTCTCACGGAATTATCTGCTACGGTCGCCGCGGCTCGGGGCCGCGCTGCCAGGTCTGCCGCTCAAGGAAGAGCGAATACCTCTGCGACCAACCGACGGGCGCCCCCTGCAAAAAATGTAAAGGCACAGGCAAGGCCCTTGAGCCGGTGAGCTTTCGCGGGACTATCGTCGAGGAGCGCCCCTGCTCCGGAGACGACGGCTGTGAGGGGACGGGCAAGGCGACGTGCTCGCGCCGACTCTGTCGCGCGTGCCGGCGCAAGAGGGGTAAGCTGGATTTGTGCCCGGAGCACGCGGGACAGGCGCCGACGCGTGAGGCGGCGCCCGGTGGCGGCGCGCCCGCGCTGATCCCCGACAGAGACGTGCTGACGACGTGCGGGAATGCGGACTGCGTGGCTGCCGGCCACCTGACCCTCGGCAAATCGACCGGCAGGCACAAGGGGATTGATGCTGGCACCAAATCGGCGATCCTGCTCGAATTACGTCAGGGCAAACCCGGAGCGCAGCTATCAAAGAAGTATCAGGTCAGCGTGGGGACTATATCGGCGCTCAAAAAGTTGGTGAGGGCAGGTAAATGATACCGGGACTCAGTACTCTATCGCGAAAAATGCCCGGTGCCGAGTTGCGCCGCCGACGGGAGGCGCTCGGGCTGAGCCAGGTGCAATTAGGTCCGCTGCTGGGTTACACGCAAACCTACATCTCCCTGTTGGAGTCCGGGCGCAAAGAGATTAAGAATCCCGTCCCTCTGCGGCTGATCCTGGAGGCGCTTGAACGTCGCCTCGGGGCTGGCTAGCCCTTTTCGCGAGCAATCGACTGGCGATCTCCACCCCGCGCCGCACGATGCGCTCCTCCGCGGCGGTGTCTCTCTCGTAGACCGTCCAGAGAATTACTACTTGCTCGCCCGTGTCATAGATTTCAGGTTCGCCGTATTCGTCAATCATCTTTCCCGTCCTCCTACACCTATCAATGGCCCGAGAGGCGGAAAACCGGAAAGTATGTTGAGATTATTTTGGCGCGAGTTCACAACTAAGGTGTTTGCGGGCACGTCGGCCAGGAAATAGCGAGTTCACGCTATCGCATGGTGAAAATCTTAAATGAGGAACATCTTTTGAAATGAGAAGTTAGCGTATGGCGGCGACTTCACATCAGGCGCACCTTAGCGGCCGCACGGGTCAGAGTTCCGGGTGACGACAAAAGCAAAGACGCCCGGTACTGATGAAACCGAGCGTCTTTGTTGCCTACCCCCCACAAGGATTAGGTCTTGCCCCTCACAGAATACGACGCAAGCGATGGGGCGTCAACCCTCTTGAGTCACAGTCGATCGTGGCGGCACTTAGCGACCCCCTTGTCATAGCCTTCTGGGTACCACATCCCCGTGCCGAAGCAATCCGGGCACTGCGAGGCATCCACGGGCGGTACGGCGTCTTTCGGCGCCTCCGCGCGCTCGGCCTCAATCTGGCGCTTCTCTTTCTTCCAGAGGCGGCGCCGCAGGTGCTCGGTCAGGAAGGCCGGGACACTACTGACGGTGGTGCGGCCGGCGGCGATCTTGAGTTCGGTGGCCAGTAGCTCGCCCAGTTCCTGCCAGCGCTCGGCTTCGGCCGACGACGGCTCCCTGCCGGTGATCTCCCTGGCCGCCCGAGCCAGCGCCGCGAGCAGCCGCGCCGCAGGCTCATCATCATCTTTCTCTCTATTAGTCTTAAAAGTCTTAGGAAGGTCGGAAGTGTCTTGTAAATCAGAGGTTTGACTCTGTCCCCCTCTGTCCCTTTTCTGGTCTGTCCCTCTGTCCCTTTTCTGGTCTGTCCCCTCTGCCCCTCTGTCCCCCTCTGTCCCCCTGTCCACCAGAGAGGTCTCTTCAGGCAGAAGCACTTCGAAAGTGTAGCCCTCGTTGCTTCCTAGGTCCCACTGCCGGACCAGCAGGCCACAGGTTTCAAGATAGCGAAGGTGGCCATCTATCGTTTTTCTGTTCTTGACCCCCGACCATTCAGCGAGCTGACGTTTGGTAGCCGTAATCTCTCGTGTTGGCTTGACGGCTCCGCGCGTGCGCAGGTAAAGCGCGTCATAGACCTTTTTGCTTGCGCCCGGGAATTTGCCGGCTGGCAGGACGTCGCGCTCAATCGAATTGGCTCTGCGGTTGAAGTCTCTTGCGGGCGCCGCACCCCTATGTCCCCCAGAGGGGGTCTGTCCATCAGAGGGGGGCAGAGGGACATAGGGGTGCGGCGAGGCCGCTACAGGCGTGGGCGGCCCCGTCTTCGACTCCGTTTCAGGCGAAGAATTCGCCCCCTCGCGGGCACGTTGCGCGGCGTAAAGATCCTTAAAGCTGACGATCTTTTTGTTGGGATCACTCCGCATAGACTGCCTCCGCGTGCAGGCTATCCACTAGATCTGGCGGGACACGCTCCAGCCCTTGCGCCTCCGTTAGCTCGACGGCGATCGCGCAGGTCTTCAGCACCTCGCGCGGCACGCCGCCGGTCAATCGGTAGACAGCTTCAACCGCATCCGGTGAAAACGGATTCTCGATCCCGGACCGCCGGCAGCGGTACTCGATCATCTCCTGCGTCTCGGAAAGCGTGAGCGGCTCCAGCAGGGAAGGGGCGAAGATTCTTGAGCGGATCGCCTTTTTCGACGGGTCGGCGAGCTTCTGCCGAATCTCCAATTGCGCCGCAAGCACGATCTGGATGAGCTTCACCTTTCCCGTCTCGAAATTGAGGAGCGTGCGGACGAGTTCGAGCTGCGCGCCAGGCAGCTTCTGCGCCTCGTCCACGAAGACGACGACGAGCCTGTTAGCGGAATATTCCGAGATCAGAAAGTCATTCAACTCCGATTCCTGCCGCTGCTGGGAGGGCCTGACCGGCAGGCCGAACTCAGAGCAGATCGCCTTCAGGAAGGCGAACTCCGACTTGAACGTCGGAGTATGGATAAAGGCGACCGACGCATCGTCACGCGAGGCGTAGCTCTGGTAGAGGTACCTGAGTACGGTAGATTTTCCGAGACCCACATCGCCGAGGATAGCCGTCAGCCCCTGCCGGCGCTCAATCACGTAGCGCGTCTTATGAAGTGCGGCCTCAAGGCCGGGCGTCAGGTGCAGCAGACTCGGATCCGGGTTGATGGAGAAGGGCGGAGTGACGAGAGTTTCAGGGAGCATGAGCGGGTGTATAGCATACCCGCCCATGTATTTCAATATTCATTTTAGGGAGGGGGTGGCAAATCGGACCGCGAAAAGGGCTGGCTGATGCCTTGGCCATAACGTTATAGGTAAGGGAAGCGGAGAGGCGCGCCTTATGAAGTAACTCAGAAAATAGCCAGTGCGTGTTACTATCTTTAGCAGTCGCGACGCCTTCGTGCGTGTGGGGTGCCGCATCTCGTAAGGGTGCGGAGGCGGGGAACTTGGACCACCCCGCTGCTACGTTAGTAGCCGTGGCCGCCGCATCAAACCATGAACGACCGCCAGCAAGCCCACATCAACTACTACCTCGAACGCCTTGCCTACTGGGAGACGACGAGACATGCCGACATCCCCGCCAGGATGCTTGCCGCCCGTGACGCGGACGACGCTTACCCCCTGCGAACGGAAGATGAGGCCGCGGAGGTCTTCGCCTACCTGAATCGGCTGGAGCGCGAGAAGCGCGGGGCCATAACGTTATAGGTGAGGGAAGTGATAGATTGAAGAATACAGCATTCGAGAGCGACACATCTCAACTTAGCGGGTTTTCTTTATCGAACGGTACTTAGCTACTTCGTTAGGCTTTAACATTGCACGAGCGTCAAGCGCAGGTACGGTCATATTCCAGCCAGCTATTGAAGTATAAGAGTAATTGCCTGAGAGGTAGCCGACGACGAACACCCGGTTGTTCTCTATGAATTCTGTCGTAAAGTTTGCTCTAACCCAGATCGGTTTACTACCCCAATCGTCAAGAGAAATCAGGGCAGTTGTCTTACCATCAGACTCAAAAATTTGTTGGATCTTCCCAGTGAAAGACCATGGCTCTCCATGATATCTTTCAGCATTCTTTTTTAGGTGCGCATAAGTGATAGACTTATTTGTGTCCTCAATATTTTGGCGTATACCTTCCTCACTTCTATCGTTTAGCGGATCGTAAGCAGGAGGCAGGGAAGCAGGGGTAGGCTGCTGACCCGGCTGATGAGATGACTGTACGGTAAATTCAGGTGACGCGATTGCCGAATTAGATGTGTTGCTCGATGGCGCAGATGAACTGCATGACGACAATGCTGCCGAGATTAGAAGGGCTAATAAACTTGCAGGCGGTTTGATCATGGAAGACTCTCCAAGTGAGGTAGGTTGCGAAGAACGCGGCGGATTCTACATCATGTTTGTTACGGTTGGAAGACTAGATTGGGAGAGGCAACAGGGGGAGGGCTGACTGCCCTCCCCCTGTTGCCTCTCATACGTGAGCAGACCACTTATGCTGTGTTATCGGGAATTAGCATCCCCTTAGGGTCCAAGTGGACCGCCACCCTCGCCCTCCTCGCCACCACCGCCACCTTCGAACGGTGGAGCCGGATTGAGGAGGTCTTCGATCTCACTCACTCCCAATTCCGTCTCAACATTCTCGGCCGAGTCTATGAAGGCGCCGCCCTCAGCCGCGATAGCCGCATCCAAAACGGCATGTTTCGCGGCCACTTCGCGCTTGATGATGGCAACCAGCGCGTCATTCCGTGCGGGCTGGCCAGCAGGCAGTGCCGTGTGCTCCGGCCCTTCGATCCAGAACTCGATGGAGCGACGCGGTTCTTCCCAGGCATCATCGAAGACGTAACCGGCGACGAAGATCCCTGTCTCGACATTTCCGCCCGTCATGCGCTTGTCGTAGCGGTTAATGTGAAATGAAACGAATGCCATGATTACTGCCCTCCTCAGTAGGCGACCAACGCAACACGTTTCCACGTATTGGCGCTAACACAGATATATAGGAATCCGGCATCCCAGCAGAACTCTCCAGGGTTGCCGGAGCTGGCCGCGCCAGGCGTGCGGGGAGTATCGAGGCGGATCACGTCACCCGCGACGTGCAGTTTGCCGACTCCACTCAGCACAGGATTGTTAGTGCCTACGCCGACCTTCCCGTTCGCCTGTATCTTGAGCGCATCGCCGAGGATGGAATGAAAGAGAGCGAGCGGCTCCGCTCCCGATGCGCCGGTATGCACGTAAAGGCCATGACCCCTGTCACCCCCGTTAGCGATCTCCAGGCCGTATTTGTCATTGACAATCTTTGAGATGACCACGGTCGAGGTGCCCGGCCCGCCGTGCAGCAGCATCAGTTGATTGCCGTTCGAAATAAACTCGGCCAACTTCACGTTGCTGGCGTCCGTCTTGACCTGGATGCCCTCGCTCGCGCCGACGCCGTGAATAATGGCCACCGGCACGAAGTTCTGCTGCCCGTAGAGGTGTAGGGCCGTCTCCGGGGCGGCGATGCCGAGACCGATCTTGCCGCCTGCGGCGACGAGCTGCGTGCCGCCGGGGCCGCCAATCACGAGGCCATTCGCCGGCAGGATGAGTTGACCAGTCATCGTATCGCCAGCTTTTGCGACTCTCGTCGAGAGGTCCACCGGCGGTGAGGACAGCGTCAGTATCCCGCCAGCGTAGTTCTTCTGTAGAGTACCGGCGACTGCTACTCGATCATTAAGCGCCGCGCCGAGGTCTGCGATTGCCGGGCTCGCGCTGAGAGTGTCGAGTTCAGTCAGTGCGTCGTGAAGCGACCGCATGAGATTTCGGACGTCCGTCACTTTGTCAGCAGTGATGGCGCCGGCCGCTGCCTCAACGCGCACTCGGTAGAGCGCTACCTGTCCTGCCCCCGCAGCAGGAGCAACGGGGGCCACTCCCGCCACACCTTGAATGACTTGAATAGTCGCGCGGTTCTGAATCTCCGTGGCGACGTTCTGATTCTCTATCGGGTATGGGTCAGCGCCCGCCTGCAACTCCAATGTTGTGCGGAGCCTGCGATGGGCGAGCGGGCCGTTCTCGGTCTCGACTTCGGCCTGCAACGTGGCCACGACTAAATCAATTCGTGGTTGCGCCGGGTGTGCTGCGGGAATGGCTACGACCGAGGCCTCTCCCTCGGGGAAGGTGTGATAGCTCAAGCCGTCGCCGTCGAGGGCGTGACCTTCGCCAACCGAGAAGTTCATCCCCCCAGGAAGAGCGTAATCAAATCCTGAAACCTCGACTGCTCCGCCGCCGGTCAGCTTGTCACGCGTCACCAGTTCCACGTGGCGGTGCGCGTAGTGCTGCATATCCATGTGCTCGGACGGTTGTACGACGCGGCCGTACTCTACGCCACCGGCGACGAAGTGCGCGATCCTGACTTTTCTGGACATTTCTTCCCCTCTCTAGCCCGCCGTCAGCTCGACGACGATGATGTGTTGACCGATGGGTTGTTGAAATCTCAGTAACGCGTCTACGTCTGTCCTTGTGACTGTCAGCGCCGGGTTGGCGATTACGTCCTCACCTGTGGTCCACTCACCATAGAAAGAGAGGTCCTCGGCAAGCGCCGCGGTCTGCGGATAGATCTGCACCACGATGACGTTCGGCCCTGTAATGACCCAATCGTCCTCTCCGGTCGTAGATTCGCCGTGGAACTGAGGCGCGGCGAAGACGCGCGCCGTGATGCCGAACGCCGCAAGGAATTCCTTGATCCCACGCGCCGTGCCGCGCCGGGCATAGTGAACCGCCACGTCCCGGTAGAAGGCGCGCTTGCGGTCGAGCGTCATCCAGACCGGAAACCATGCCCATCCGAAGAACGCCCACAGCCACCAGTTCAGGAACTCCTCCGAGGCCGTCTCCGGCGCGACACGCTCATGAAGCGTGTCAACTACACGGTCGAAGGCGTCCATCTCGCCGGCAAAAAAGCTGATGAAGCGTTTCAAAAACAGCGGCGCCGCTACGGTGGGCGTGGTGGCATCTTCACGCCGCATGAAGCCGGGCAGGCGCTCGTAGAGGTACTCTAAATTGTTCCTAAATGACATTGAGTGTCACCGTTCCGAGCCGAGGCATTTGATAGGGAGCGACCTCCACGTCATCCGCCGGCGCGGCCAACAACTCGCCGCCCGGCTGCCGCTCAATCCGCTCCACCCCGGGGCTACCTTCGATAAGCCCGATGATGTCTGACTGGAAAGCGGACTTGCCAAAGTTTTGTGCCGTCGGTGCGTAGAACGCTTCGAGCCTCTTCTTAACACCCGCTATGATTGCATCCTGAGGAGTGAGGCCCTCCAGGCGCACGGCCGCCGAGATATTGAACTCGACGAACTCCGGATCCTTGACGTAGATGAACTGCGTCCCAACCGCCTGCTGCATGGTTGTAGCGATTTGCTGCTTGGCAGCGTCGCTCACAGGCGCGCCTGCCCGCGTCATCACGACAATGGTCGTGTGCCCGGACGTCAACTCATCCCAAACTCCGTCCATGATAAAAGGGAAGGCTCTCACGATGCCGTTACCGAGGAGTACGTCGTCGAGGATTGCCTCCTCCAAATCTTGTGCTGAGACCAACCGCTCGCCCCTTCGCTGGTAACGCCGCGCGCGCGCCAGAGCCGATTCAACTGTCTCGGCGTCAGTACCCGACTCGACAGCCTCAGGATTAGTCACGGACTCGACCCATGCAACCGGGTCGGTGAGGACTGTCAATACGTCAGGCGCGAGCGTCGTTGCGCCAGCCACGTTTCGCCGAGCGGCCACGTCGCCGACGTTTACTCCCGGGGCCAGCACAAGCTCCTCAATGGTCAGGAATGTGTATGCGCCGTCTGCGCTTCTAACTGTCGTGTCGACAGGAATCACAGCCCCCTCGCCATCGGGTGGTGCCACAGTGAAGCGTAGAGTAGTCTCCGCGAGCGTTGCTTCTCTTAACTCGACGCCGAAGAGGCGGGCGAACTCCACCTGCACCTTGACGGGAAGACGATTGATGCGTCGAGCGATGATGGCAATTAGCCATGACATCACTTCCAGAAGCACAACGTGGGGTTTATCGGGATTGGCATTCGTGAGTTCAGGGCAGACTGGTGGCGGGTCCATCCCGGCCTCGACCCGTGCGCGCAGCTCACGCATGACGCCGATCTGAAAATCAATGCGCGGAAGTGTCTGCGGCGCGCAAGTGAAGCCAATGGCCTGCGCGGCGATCTGCTCCTCGTCTCTGATATCCAGGTCCGGTGGCGGCACCAACTCAGCCATGCTTGCCCTCTCCCTTTCGGCTCCGGCTCGCAGTCAGCGCTTCGGCCGGCGCAGGCTTGGCCTCGCGCACGAGACGTAATAAGGTCTGCGCCTCTTGTAGCTCCCCGCTCGTCTGCGCGATCCTCGTTTCAACGTCGGCCAAATCGTCTTTAAGGTCCGAGATTGTGCCCGCGATCACGTGTCGGCGCTGGCCAAGGACTTCGAGCGCAGCCGCGCGCTCGCGCACGCGGCCTTCCAGCATCTGCACGAGGGAATTGACCTCCACGGCTGCCGGCGCTGCTTGCTCCGAATTTTTCTGAATCGCATCATTCATGTGCTCAACCTCCCACCAATTGTCTCGTCGGATAGACTAAGTTATGCGGGACATTGGTTCCGCGCTCCGTCCATGTGACGAGTAAAATCGATTCATGCTCGCCAGCACCTGGCTGCTCCGCTACTTCTACCGAGGCGATGCCAGGCACGTATCGTTCGACCTGTTGCTTCAGGTAGAAGCCGAGCAGTCGGACGAACCCTGCGCCTTTCACTGAGAAGATTGAGTCAGGTAACCCATAATCAGGCATCATTACGCGTTCACCCTGGCGCGTCTGAAGAATTGATAGAAGTGCATCCGTCAAGATGTCTTTCGGAGTGCTTACCGTCGCCAACGACCCGCGCGAGTCAGGGCGGAAAGGATGAGAGAGACTGGTTCCGTGAATGCTCATAAACGCCTCAACCTCCTCCAAGTCCGAAGCTAATAAGCGCCGCACGAAGGGCATTTGCGAGCGTCTTGCACGTCTCAAGGTCCACAGCCGGCCCCGGCAACTGCTGGCGTGCGACCGGCGCGGCCCCAAGGAATCCGACCTTCGCACCCTGCGTGTGGACGCCAACAGCGCCGCCCGCCCGAAGCCGCACATCCGGAGCATCGGCATTCACCTCCTGCCCGGCCTGCACCTGTACCTGTGTCTGACTCCTGATCTCGATTAGCAGGTCACAGAGCAGCCGCAGGACGGTGTCGCACTTGCAGCCGCGGCTACCGTCAGCAAATTCTGGCGGGGCTGTATAAAGCTCGTTGAAGCGCGGTATGGCATAGAGCGTCAAACCCTCGCTGCCCCAGCTGAACAGGACGACTTCGGAACCGAGCGCCGGGATGAAGGCGGCACCGTAGCCGGGTTTCCCCACAAAGGGTGTTAGGACCGGAATCCACTCGTCATGAACACGATGCTCGTCTATCTCCGGGATGACGCACTTGACGCTCATCGTCGCCGGGTCCGCCTCTGCAACAATCGCCGCAACTCCGCTAAACCAGTCTTCCCGGTCTTCGTGGTCAGTCACCTGTTGCCGCGCGAGTTGGCTGTATCGTTGTGGCATAGTCTTTAGCGGACGGGGATAGTAGAGTTTATTTCTCCCTATACACATCCATTTCGGCAGTCAGTTCACCCGGCTCCAAGATGTGAGTAACACGCTCGACGAGCCACTTTCCGCTGAAGAATCCCGGGAGACCTCCAAGTGCTATCGTAGAGCGCGGTCGGGTCCGCTCGCCTCTATAACTCGGAAGGACTGAGATCGACCCCTCAAATGTGTGCTCGCGCTTGAGGAGTTTGCGCGCCTCTGCTCGCTTGTCAGCATGCTTTTTGCTTTTAACGTGCAGATCCCGCTTCAGCGCTACCTGCTGCGTGCCTCGCTCGTGCTCCTCGGATTGGCCTTCAAGCCGCTTGCCACCCCGGCCACGCGTGCGAGTCTTGATGATTGCGGGCCGGCCTTCCTGGTTTTCCGGTACGCGATAGCGCAGGTGGAAATCATCTAGCAGCATGAAGTCTCGGCGGTAATTGAAGATGTGCAGCGGCGTCGGCGCCGTCTTCGCGGCCTCTTTCGCGAAGAGAGTGTCATCACGGACATAGATCCCGAGCGCGCAGCGCTCGGCGGCCGCCAACGCCTCATCCCAGTCCGTGCGAGCCTCCTGCTTGTAAGAAGGGATTTTGTCGAGCGAGACAGGCGCGTCCGGACCTTCGAAGCCGAGGCCATTGCGACGAGCAAGTTTCTCAATTAGCTGAAGGTCCGTTAACTTGTAGTGATACTCGGTCTTCTGGACCTTCTTCATCCGGAATCCCATGTCGAAGGCACAAACGGCCGTCACTCCCATGTGGTACTCGACTCGGGCGAGCAGTCCTTTGAAGATAGGCTCTCCCAACTCAGCGCGTGGGCCGAACCCCAACCACACTCTAACGGTTGAAGAGGTAACCTCGCTGGCCTTCGTTAGAGACGAGATGAAAGGAAAATCCGGATCGGGGTCGAAGAGACGGAACTCTGCCTGTGAGGTGGCCCCCGTCACCAATTCAACCTCCGCGCCCTCAACACGGCTGTCCTCAGCCCACGAATCAATCGTGCGGCTGCCGATCTCAATAACGAGGTGCGGATCGTAAGGAGTGCTCACAGAACCTCGAAGGCCCCGTCCTGCGCTGGGCGTGCCGGAATAAAGAGTTGCGTGCCAGGCACGATGCGGCGTGCGTCCACGATGTTGTTACGGTTAGCGATTAGTCTCCAAAGGCGCCAGTCTCCGTAATACCTCTGAGCGAGGCCCGTTAGCGTCTCGAACTCGGCGTAGAAATGGACGGTCAACCTACCATCGGTTTCGGGCAGGTAGACGCTGTGCCTCTCGAAAGGGGGAATGCTTCTCTTCATGGCTCAGGACCAAAGACACTCCCTGACGATACCTGCCCGCTCGGGAATGCAGATGGCGAAGACGAGACGGTTTGAGAAGGCTGTGAAGTCTGCGGCTGGTTTTCTTCCTGAAGTTCGAGGAGCGTCATGCTCACTTCAGCGCGCAACGGCTTACCTTCCGAGTTGAAGAACTTCTCTTTAATGGTCACCTCCTGCATGACGCACAGGAACTCAGTGTCGCCCCAACTCGCAAGCAGCGGCGGCGGTGTGCCGGCCCCTTCCATCTTCTTGGTAAGTTCTACTAACTTAACTATGAGCGGCGACAGAGATTCACCCGCAGCCACAGAGTCAAGCCAGAGACTGTCGAAACGAAGTTCTTCCGGCTCAGTGTTGCCGTAGAGGAGCGGCTTACTGCCGGCCGTAATGTTTTGAGCCCGCCAGTCGGCCCGCGCACTCAGAGATATTTCTGTCGGAAAAATAAAGGTGAACCCCTGTCCGTTTAACAAATTAATCAGCACGAACGGGAACTCTCGGCGCGGAGGCTTCTTCAATCCCTGCATTAGCTCACCTCCGACTCGCGCGACATCCTGCCTTTGACGTGACGGTTGATGCGGCGCGGGTGTGTCAGCCGCTGCACCTCATCCAGAAGCTGCGCGTTGCTACGTTCCATCTCGGCGTGCAGCTTCGCAACTATCACGTCAGTGTCAGAGCCCGGCCCGGCCTCAACCTTTATCTGATAGACAGGCGAAACGGTGATGGAAGATTCCGAAGACTCGTAAAACTCACCGTAAGAGCCGCCGAACGCGGGCGCGCCCGTCTCACGCGTAAGCTGTGCGACCCGCCTGTCGGCGTCGAGCGCCCTCGTCATGGTCGTGGCAGCGTCCAGCCAATCGCCCGGCTTCCTACGGGAGAGCTTCGCGGGCGTAACGACGTTGCCCCTGTGTAGATTCACAAGGCCGTCACTCTCGATCACGCTGCCGATGGCGCTCTTTGGTATCGAGCGAGCGAACGGCGGGCGCGGCGAGGGCGAGGCGGGCGGGTTGTGGCTCGGCGTCGGCCTGCTGATGTCGAAGGACGGGATTTTGATGTCGAAGTCGAGATTATACAGGCGGGCCGCGACCGCGTTTAGACTCCCCTCAAATCTGTAAAGCGAAGCCGGAAGCCTGTCGCTCGCACGCGCCGCGTCCGTTAGGCCATCGCCTGCCGCCTTCGATTGCTCGGCCAGAAGCCGCGCCCCTTCACCCGCCTGTTGAAAGGCCGTGCCGTCAAAAAGTTGAGCGAGCGGGTTATTAGTTAGAAAGGGATTGCCAGCGATGCCTTCGTTAGCTTTGGCGAGCGAGGCCGCGAGCGCGGCCGTTTGCGCGGCGAGGTCGTCAGAAGCCGTCTTGTAGCTTTCAGGGAAGGCCAGTTTCGCAATCTCTAGTTGCTGCGCGCCCGCGCCCTTCGTTATCACGCGAGACTCTACAAGGCGGTTCGTATCGGAGATCCATCCCGCCATGATTTCAGGGAATTGCAGTTGCGGCGCGCGGCGTGAGAACTCGCCCGCAACCGTGCCCTGCATCTTCTCGCGCGTCGGGCCGACGCTTACACCGGGATAGCCCGCCGTCTGTACTTTAGGCTCTAACGAATAGAGAAGGGAGGCGCGATTAAGGCCGGGGAAGGTTTCAGAGGCCAGCACGCGCGCCACTTCGGGCGGCAGCTTCCCGCCGTGCTGGTCGCGTAAAGCCTTAATCTTTTCAAGCTGAGACGCGCCGGTCTGTGCGGCGTCGGCACGCTCTTTCTTTCCGGCCTCGTACTGTTCGTGGAGAATGTAAACACTACCCGCGCCCGCCGCCGCTACCATGCCGGGCAGACCTAAACGGGGCAGGAACCTAAGACCGCGATAACCCATCCAGCCGCCGGCCGCCGCATCAGTAAAACTAATGCCACTACCTAAAAGACCGCTCGCCCCACTTCCGCCGCCATGCCCGCCGCCGGCCGGTAACACAGAGACGAGAGAGCCGAGGCCGCCAGCCGCTTCCAGCGAAGCCGTTGCGAGCATTTGCAGCCCCGAAAGCGTCGCCGCCATTTCGGGGTGCTGTCCCATCCAATCGGCCACGCCGCCAGCGATGCCGCCCGTCTTGTTAACAAGGTCCATCGCGGCCCGCGCCTGAGCATCTACACCCTTCGCCTGTAAATCCAAGTAGGCCGCGAGCGGGCTTTGGCCTTCATATAGCATTTTGTACGTGTCGTTAATGTTTAGCGCCCGCTCAAAATTCCCGCTTTCCTTCCGTAAGGCTTCGCGGAAGTTAATCATTTGAGACATCACGCCCGACGATGTACGGTTAGCAAATAGACCGTATAGAGCCTTGTTCGTCTCTTTGAAATCCGACGTATCTACACCCCTACTCTTTAATATCTTTGCCAACTCATCAGAGGCCGCCACCGGGTCTTTTAGAGCAAGGTCCGCAAGAGGTATAGCACCCGGCCGCATCCTCTTAATCTGGCCGTCCTTCGTGTATTCAACTAGCGGTTGCCCCTTCTCATCCTTGTGACGGACCATGCCGTAACGGTCCCACTCGCGTATTTTGTAGGCTGGCATCTGCCCGCCCGCGAGGTTTTGCGAGAGCGTCATTAGCGCCGTGCCAAGCTGCGCGCCGCCCATCTGTGAAATTAGAGGCGTCAGCTTAACCATGCCTTCCGGCGTGATACCGAGCGCCGACATGCGCGCGTATTTCGTGAAGGCTTTAATCTCTGCCGGGTTGATGTCGCCGCCCGTTGTCGCCTGCGCTCGCGCGAACAAGTCAAAGTAATTCTCCATCCTCGCGCGGTCTTCATTCGTGAACGTGCCGCCCGGCCCCGTCGGACGGTCAACGCCGAGCAGTTCCATGCTCTTAAAATTGTTCTGGACTTGCCGCCCTAGTTCGGCCGGGCTGTATCTGTCACCGTAAAGCGCCTTCATGTTCGCCATGTAGCGCGCGGTGATAGGCAGGAACATCGTCGCTTGTTCGATGTCTCCGAACACGCCAGTCAGGGCCGTCAGACTTTCAAGGGCTTCGGCGCGATTGACGCCGCGCACGTTCTTTAAAGTCTGCTCGACGGCCGTTAACCCCGCGCTGGTCTGTTGCGCGGGATGCCCCATGACGCGGTAACGGGCCTCCGTTCTTATCTGCTCAATCGCGGGCCGCGCAAACTCGCTTACTGTTCCGTATGCGCTTCTAAAGTCTCCCGTCGCGTTGCGGAGTTCGTCTGCTCGACGGCCGAATCTATCAACGCGCCCTAGCACGCCGCCGTCGCGCCTGTAACGGTTGTAGCTGTCGGCTTCGCGTTGAAGCCTTATGCGCTCGCGCTGGATTCTAAGGTCGCCTAGTTCGGCGGTGTTCGACGCGCGGGCGCTCGCCTGTCTCGCTCGCGCCGCATCCTGCTCTAACCGGGTTTCTTCACGTTGGAGCCTGAGAGAGAGCGAGGCCGCATCGGTCGCCAGCTTCGCTTGCTCTCTTGCCAGTCGGGTTTGCTCGCGCTCTAGTGCCGTCTCTTGCCTCTTGAGGCCAAGCACGCGCGAGGCTTCGGCGTACTCTCGCGCTCCGGTCTTCGGGGCACGTGGTGGCTTTGGTAGTAGGTCGGGCGCGGCCTTCTTAGGTGCGGCGGGGAATTGCGGAGACTTGGCTTTGCTGAGAGCGGAGAGCGCCTTCAGCGTCTTATTGGATTGTTTTTCGAGCGCCTTTAGAGCGGATAGACTCTTATCTATCTTACCGCTCAATCGGTCGGTAAGCCTTAGAACTACGCTCAACGTATAGCTTGCGCTCTTACCGGCCATAAGCCTCCAATAAAGAGACAGCGCCCCTTGATGCGTCTATGGCATCAAGGGGCGCTGTCGGCCCGCTAGAAAGGATATTAGAGCCGCTTTCGGGCTGCTGCTGTCAGGCGCGGATTATAGCATCACAACCAGCCGAACAGATACAAGATAAATACGATGAATCCGCAAAGGCAGAGCAGGCCAACTAGCGTTTCCTCTCGGCGCTTTCGCCCTGCAATGGTCGCGTTTGGCTTTCCACAGTTTGGGCAGGCTTGCGCCTCGTCGGATATAGCGGCTTGACATTCGGGGCATGTAGTGAGAGCCATGCGGCGGATTCTACCGCGCACGCGCCCGTCAACGCGAGCCGGATTCTAAAGCCGAAACCCTATCTTCCAGTTCGCGCTGGTCCGCGCGCCCGTCCAATATGCGAGCCTCTAGCCGGTCAAGCCTTGTGTGAATCCCGCGCACGTCGGATTCAAGACGAGAGAGCCGCGCGTTCATCTCCTGCCGCATCTCGCCCACTTCGCGGCTGATGGCTGATAGGTAGTTGAGGATTTCCGTCGTGCGGTCTGCGCTCACTATTGATTCCCCTTCGTGGCGGGCTGCTAGTTGTCGGGACGGATGTTAGCTTAGGTGTGGGGAGTTGTCACTAGAAACTTATGTATAACGTTATACCTACTCGCACAATCCGAACTTAATCAACGCGCGCTTTAGAGCGTTCGCCATCTGCGCGGCGCAGCATTACGCGAGAGCGCCCCGCAATGCGTCTATGGCATCAACGGGGCGCTCACGCTTTGCTGGAAGATTTAGGAGCCCTATTAAAATAACAAATCAAGTATTGCAAGAAACACTAACAAACCTATAAGTGAAGCTACTACAATAAGACACCCGTTATCAGCTTTCTCGTTTTTTCGCCCTTCTGCATTTAGGAGATGTACTGGCTCTGGTTCTCCGGTATGCAGCCAATACAGCCACACATTGAAATGTGCTTTCGTAATGCTGTCAGTACGTATCTTCTTACTCCCGTATGCGACGTAACTATCAAAGTACTCAGCATCTGAGGATGACCAAAATACGATTTCAAAATGCATTCCCCTGAAGTTGAAGATAATGCCCCGATTAGCATTGCTCCCATTAATGAACCTGGGACACCAAAGTACAAATGCTCGGTCTCTATCTCGCCAGTACTCAATTTTCCTAGAAGATTGACCATCTATTATATCAACCCATTCTTCCATTATTTTAATGGCTCTATCGATATTATCTTTATAACTAAGATAATTTCTTTCCCTGTCCTCGGCTTCGTCTTTCATTTTCAGCAGACGAATCTCTTTTGCTAATTCAGGATATTTCTTTTCATAGAATGGAAGACACACATCATGAAGACTCATTTCGGAATTATGGCTTTGATGAAATGGCGCAATAATCTGCAAACCACAATTTATACAGTTTTTAAGCTTAACTACAGGCATTCCTTGATACATAAACACCCGACGTGAGCCACAGTGTTTACACATTCTCTTAGAATGGTCTAAGTATTCGTCTTTAAACTCTCCAATGACCTGATTACATCCAGGACAAATAAGATTTTTCTTCAGGGGTGCTAAAATACTTTCTTTGCAAGAACTGTGATAGCGAGAAGCTACATTACTGAACTTATCTTTTGCTCCACACAATTCACAGTATGCTCCAAAAGGAGTTCCGGCCCCACAATTTACACACTTCGCAGCAGCTTTGCTGAGCAAATGTCCACATTCCATGCAGGGCCGTAAATTAGGATTAGGCTGTGACATGGGCGAAATACCCACTACTTTAATTCTAATGATTGATTTGTGGGGCCGATGAACCCATAACATGAAGCGCCGAGAAGATATGTCAGGCGAGGAGGGGTGTCAATGAATATATGGTTTAAAAGCAGACATCTTCCTACCCGAAAGCAGCTTATTTCCTTCTCCGGCTTTCATAATCTAAAGCCTTGAACAAAAGTTTGATACATTCATTGGCAAGCTCGGTAGAAGTTAAAAGATACCCTTTATTCTTTTTATCTCGCACCGGGGAATGATTGCGTCGGCCTTGCGGGACGGTATCATCGGCCCCGACTGGCGCAGCCATGTATGGGAAGGCTGAGAGTGCTGGCCGTCGTGTCGTGAAGGTTCCCGCTCGCTTCACATCTCAAGAGTGCTCACAATGCGGCCAGCGTGTTCTAAAGTCTCTGGCCGAGCGCGAACACCGTTGTCAGTGTGGGCTAACCCTTCACCGTGACCATAACGCGGCTCTGAACATTCTCTCGCGGGCAGAGTCACCGTGAAAGTACGCTTGCAAGTCTGACGCTTACAGACAACACGGATTGTGCCAACTGTATCCGCGCTGACTTCAAGGTTAAGGCGCTTACAGGCTTTGCAGCGTATTTGAATCATAATCTTAGCGGGGCTGGTATGCGGAGCGCCGCAGCGAAGTTCTATCATTTCTTTGGCTTTAGCTGCTCCAAAAGCACGTCTACGTAGGTTTGCCTACGCACCGGCGACAGGCTGAGAATCTCCCGCTCCGTCAGGCCGGTGTGGCGAAGGAGGAAGGTCACCTCCGCTGCCAGCATCTTTCGGAATTTCATCTCCCTCGGGTAAACGAAAGGAGTCTAGCCATTCTCCGTTGAAGCCCTGAAGGGCGAAGATGTCGGTGGCGTCGAGCGTCTCGAAAGCCTCAACGGAGAGCGGACCTTCTTTGGTGGCCGGGCCGGAGGACTGTGACAGCCGCGTTATCTGCTTGCCCAACAGAAAACATGCCTGTCGCCAGCCGGGCAAGTCATCAGCCTCCATCTCAGCGTAGCCATCGAGCAGGTTACCGAACTCGACCACGTCATAGACCTGCCCACCTAGATTAAAGCCGAAGGCTAGTCTGCAACGGCTATCGCTCAGTTTCTCCGTCTGGCGATTCTCGCCGGTGAGCCTGAGGTGATCGTTGTTCGCCTTTGCAAGGCGTCTTCGGTCCACGCTCTTGAGACTAAGGAGCACGTTGAGCGGGACGGGCATCATGATGCTGCCGAAGCCGGTGATAGCAGACTGAATCAGCATGAGTTGCTGCTGTGTCGCCTTCTCGCTCTCGGCCTGGTCGCTGATCTTGAACAGATCGGCACCCGTTACCCGGCGACCGATGATTACGTCCCGGTGGACATTCCCGTCATGCCCCGTGTAACCGAATATGAGCCTGATTTTTACTTCCTGCTCGTTTGTTGCCATCAAAGCATCCGCCTTTCTTCAGGGGGTGTGAGTTAAACCAGATCCCAGTCTTCGGGCTGAAGGGTGAAAGAAAACTCCGAGGTGTCGGTGCTCCTGCCCTCATGTGGCTCTCCCTTGAAGGTGGTCGGGCAGCAGTTCCGCATCTGGTACGTGCGCAGCGGGATGCGGCCGGTGTGGTCATAGACCACGACGCGGGCGTTACGCTTGTCCTCGATACCCTCTCTGTGGAAGCGGTTGAACCACTGATCGAGGGCACGGTCCACGTTGTTCTTGCCGGTCGCGTGGCGGAATGAGAACTCGCCCACCGTCACCGTCGAGGCGCCGTATTCGGGGTGCGTCTGCGTGCCCGGCTGGTGCTCGTGCAGGTTGGCCTTCTTCTCGGGTAAGTCCGCCTGCGTCGCGAAGATTTCCGGCATGAAATCTATCTCAATGCGGTAGCGGTTGGCGGAAGTGATCCGCGATTGGGGTGTCATGTGTCGCGCTCTCCTTTACTGGTGCTGCCGAGGCTCTATGCGGAGCCTGCCCTCACTCCTGAAACGCCGCGAGGCTCGTCGCCAACGGCACGTTGTTGATGCTCAGGAGGACCATCTCGACCATCTCCACGAGGTGGACGTAGACGTCCACGTAGAGCTGCTTCTGGTCAATGGTCTCCGGCGGATTGTTCGACGAGTCGCAGATGACCTTGAAGGCGTCCTCCTCCCTGCCCGTCGTGCTCGTCAGCGCGCCCGAGCGGTACAGCAACCGCAGATACTGTTCCGAGACGGAGGCGGCCACCCGGAAGACGCGCCCCTCGGCGTCGTAGGTGGCGAAGGGCAGTTCCTGATAAGCCGGCTTCAGGTCGTAGTAGATGCGGTTGAGGATCCTCTGCTGGTGGACGGCCGTGACGCGGCCGAACGACATCATCACCCGCGCGCCGTAGACCTTGATGCCCTGCTCCTGCAACGGGGCGATAACGTTCACTTCGTTCCTGTTGAGGAAGGCGCGCGTGGCCTCGTCCACCTGCGGCGAGCCGTTCGGCGCACGCTCCACGTCGAGCACTCCCCGCACGAGGTAGTTCGCGGGCGCCTTGTGGACGCCGACCTCGTTTTCGGCGCGGGCGAAGATGCCGGCGACGAAGCCCGACGGCGGGTAGAACTTCCGGACGCCGGTGCCTTCGAGATCCAGTTGCTCGACCCACGGCCAGTAGATGGCCGCGTAGGGCGAGCCGTGTAGCTTGCGCGCGGCGACGACCTCATCCCTGTCGTCGCCGAAGGCCGGGTCGGGGAGGGCGAACCGCTTATAGGTCTCCGCGTGCGCGATCAACGCCGCGTGCGCGGCCTGCGTGGTCACGCCGTGCAGCGCCACCTGTCCCGTGCCGAACTCCTCGCTGTTGAAGACATGAAGGCCGGTCTTCTCCAGGCCGTTGTCGGCGCCGATGAAGGTCGCGTCGGTGATGCCCGCGAAGTCATCGTTGCCGCCGGCAAGCACGGCCTCGGCCGCCAGCGCCGGCAGGTTGTTCGGCGCTGCGGTCGCGCTGGCGAGGTCCGTCAGCTTCACGAGCTGCGAGCGGTCGTTAACATCCTGAATCCTGGTCAGGACCGACCGCCCGGCATTGATATCGTCGATTTCCTGCTGCGTGAAGGTCAGCTTGAAGTTATCGAAGACCTCGATCACGTTCAGCTTCACGCTGCGGAAAGTGAGCTTGACGGTGTTCGCCGTCGAGCCGGTCTCGACCTTGCGCCGCACGTCCACCGTGGACGAGGGGTACCTGGCATCAACCCGAACGGTCGCGACGGGAACGCCAGCGCGGTCGTTTAGAGTGGCCGTGGCTACAGCGGCGGCGGCGCCGACAACGCGTACGACCCACGCGCGACGGCCGCCCTGCCGGAAGAAGTTGTGCAGGGAGTTGATGCCGTGGGAGTTAGCGTTTAAGCCGCCGAATTGGCGAGTCAGATCCGCGATGCCAGTGACGGTCTTAGCCACGTTGACCGGACCCCATGCCGAGTAGGTGACGGAGAAAAGCGCGTCCGATGCGCCGGGCTGCACGGGCGCGCCGATAAGAGACGTATTAACGCTCGCGTGGACTCCCGGCACAGCTGCGCCGGTGATAAACGATGGCATGATTAGGTGTCCCTCCTCTCGCTGTCGTCAGCGGGCTTCGCCGAGCCCTTCGCCACGGCGGGCTTAACTTCGACCGGCCGGGGTTCCGCTTTGGGCTTCGGAGTTTCGACTATCACAAGGCGCCCGCTGGCGACGTGCCTGCGGTCCTTCGCGCTCAGGGTCACTCCCTCGCGCTTCGCCTCGGGCGTGTACGCCGCGCCGAGGACGGTGCCGTCCTCCAGCATCAGCGGTTCGCGTCCCTGGTTAATGACTGTGACCGTGTCACTCATAGCTCGCGCTCCTTACTGTTCGAAGTGGACACCTGGTAACCCGCCCGGCCCACTCTCGGGGTTGAGCGGATCGATGGAGAAAACGACCTCCTCTATTGCTGTTGCCTCTGGTTGGCGATTGAGCGTCGTGTAAACGAAGCTGGTGTCGAAGTAGACCGCGAAAGCGGTCACTTCATTCATCCGCATCAGGGGGACGACGTTCTGTGGCTGCCGCGCCGGTATGAGCCGGTCGGAATTCAGGACCACATCTTCATCGTCCACCTTCTGAACGAACTGACGGCCGTAGAGCGCCGTCTGGGCGTCGGCTACCATGCGGTATGCACCGACGCCGGCCGCTGAAGCCGTCTGGCCAGGCCTTGCGCCTCTCGCGTCGGGCGCGCAGCAGATGACGACGAAAGTGCATCTGTGCATCACCTCGCGAGGCTCGTCGGACATCCACGGGTCGCCAGCCATATCCTCGTCGCGCCCATCCATGTACGCCACGAGGAATAAGGGGACTCTGGAGACCAGCTTCGAGAGGGCGCCCCTTGATTCCTTGCGCAACTCTTCCGCGTCGAGTTCACCCGCATAGGGGACGATCGTCTTCGCGTAGCCGGTAGGCCCGCCCACGCGTTCCTGAAGGGCTGCAATGATTGCGTCCTCGATGCCCCTGACGTGGAAGGTGAAATCCTGTCCCATCATCTCCCCCAGAGGTACCGCTTCAGCGGGTCCACCACGAGCGGAACGTCCTCATCCGGAATGTAGGCGAAGCGTCTCGCAGGCGTTTTAACTTGACCCGGGCCTGTCTTCCCTGCCGGGTCGTAACCGAAGTTCTGGCGCGGCCCATAGACAGTGTCGGAATCGGCGCTCACGCTCTGCCCCTCGACGTGCGGCTCGAACGAACCTCGCAGTCTCCCGCTGCGGTTGAGGATTGAGCCTGGTGTGCGCAGAGTGCTCTTAGCCAGTCCGGGCCATGCCGGGCGACCACCTGCGTCGAACGTCCGCTGAATGGAGTCGACGATCTCCCTACCCGATTCTTTCAGCGGCGCCCGCATGTCACGGGCCCGAGCTGCGAGCCCGGTAAGGTGCGCGAGCAAGGAGGCCATGCCGTCGACGCTACTCACCTTGCCACCGCCCTTCCGAGCTGTAGGCCCGCAGCTTCCAGCGCCGGGGCTCCAGGGTAGGGACGGCTGTGTGTTCCCGCTCTATCACGTAAACCGTTCCCTCGATGGCTACCGAATCGGCGGTTGCGCCTGCCTCCGCGGCCTCTGCTTCAAGAGGGGTCTTGAGAACCGCGGCCAACTGCGCCTCGGCCGCCGGGTCCGCCCTCTCTTCGATCTCGATTTGCATGACCGGCACGCGGTCGTCGACACCGTCTATCTGCCGCTCCGGCCAGGCCGCCCATCCGTCCGCGACCTCAAAGAGCTTCTCGTACTCGCCTTGCCCCTTCGACCGCAGAAAGACAAGAGGCCCGGCGGGGCCGCGTCTGCCGCGAAAGAAGTCCGAGCGCCTTATGGTCACGCCGTATCTCCGGTTATGCGTGCCTCCGCGCTCTGGCGAGCGTGAAGAACGTAGGGAGGCGATTTGCCGTGCTGCCCCCCTCCTTCGGTAACGTCAGCAGCAAGTCGACGGCCTGCTGCCTCAACAGTGCGACCCGGCTCGCCACGTCCACAGCCTGGCGGGTGTAACCTCCGCCGTCACCAAAATCCTCTTTGGTGAGCAGGGGCGCTGATGGGAGGACTCTCGCGGCGAGGAGCAGGTTTAGCGCCGAGCCCACGGTCGCCTGTTCTTCCCCTTCACGCTCCGCGGCTTTCGGGTCAATCGAGAGCAGTTCGGATATGGCAGGGCTGACGAATACGGGGTCCGAAATCACGTCGTCCGGCAGATCTTTAATCCCCCACGAGGTGTCAATCGCACGCCGTACGCTCTTCGGGTTGATCAATGCGTTGAGCGCCAACAGTCACCTCCGCTAGTCCGTAGTGCTCAAGGCGACTCGCCGAGGTGGGAGTCGCCTTGAGCACCTAAAACGTTTTAGGTCTGCCGCTGCGCCCGTTCCTACTTCGCGCCTTCCGCGGGGATGACCTTGCGGATTTCCGCCACGCCGGCCTTGCCGATGGCCGGAAGAGCGATAAGGGCGGCGTCCGTCATGCGCGCCACCTGACTCCGGGTCTTGATGCCGGCGGCTACAAGGTCGTCGTGATGCGGCAGGCTCTCCGGCAAATCCACGCCGCTGGTCGCCGACGATTGCTGCGACTCCTTCGAGGCCGGGGCGGGGCTCTTCGCCGGCGCCGCGGTCTTCTCGATGCGGCCCTCCCGCAGCGCGGCGAGGACGGCGGCCGTGCTCGCCACCTCGACCGGCTTTTTGCCGGCCACGAACGCTTCACCATTGGGGTGCGCGGTATTGGTCTCGGTAAAGGCCACGGGGCTGCCCCCATCCTTGCGTACGGGGAGAGTGGACTTGACGAAAATCCTCTCGGGTTCGGACATTTGTTTTGCTCCTTCTCGCGGGCGGCCACTCATAACGTTATGGGTGGCCGCCCGGCGTTCACCGCGAATGTTCGATCACAGTTGCGGTCGCGGCTTCCTTACGCCGCGAGGTTCAGGACCTTCGAAGCCTCGGCCTCGAACTTCGCGAAGCCCTCGACCTCGGTCATCACGAGTTCCTGCGTCTGCCGGTTGGCCCAGCGCTGAACCTCGGTGATATTGCCGCCGATTTCGTAGACCTGCTCGACCGCGAATCTGGCATCGATGGAGATGAGCTTGGAGGCGGGCAGCTCGTCGTCCCAGCCGACGCCGACCGACTCGTCGAGCCCCTGATTGAGCGGGCGGAAGCCGCCGAAGCCAAGCTGCTTGGCGAGCTGCATGAAGAGGAAGTTGGCCGTGCCGACGTCCATCGTGAGCATGTCGTGAATGCTCTCGGTCGTGCCGAGGGTGGCCGTCAGCATGTACGGGTTCTTGAACTTCATCAGGAACCTGATCCACGCCTTGAAGGTGAGATCGCCGACGTTGGCGGCCGGGTCGAGGTCCGTCAGGTCGTAGACCAGCGCGGCGGTGTTCGGATTGCCGTCCCCGTTGACGATGACGTCCGAGATGGCGGGAATCTTGTCGGCCTCGGCCTGAACCGCGATGCGCGCGATGTGGAGCGCCAGAAGGTCTATCTTCATGCGCCGGAGCTGCTCGTAGGTAATCTCGATGGCGCGCCCGAACTTCTTCAGCCGGATCGTGTGACGGCCGGCGCGCAGCTTCGCCTTCGGAACCTCGGTGCCCTCGACGACGCGCTTCATGCGCAGCTCTTCGGTCTCGTTCTCCAGATAGAAGGCCTCGTAGGCGCCGCTGTTGATACCGGACCGCAGCGCGACGAGACTGGAGATGGGGATGGCGGGCGCGATCTGCTGGCCCCGGACCTGCTCGGCCGTCACCGTGGGGTTGAGGAGTTGGCTCGGCTGGTCGGCGCTCGTGCTGAGGGCACGCGTGGACGCGTCCCTGCCGGTCACGGCGCGCCGCCACATGCGGGCGACGAGCTCGGGCGCGAGCGCGCGCAGATAGTCCGGCCCCTCGCTGATGGCGCCGAACTCGTCGGCCACGACGCCCATCTCCGAGATGGTCTGCGTGCGGATTCCGGCGACCCGCAGGAGCCGCTGGAAGGCGTCGAGGCCGCCCGGGTGGTCTCTGGAAGGGTCGAGCGTCTCAAGATAAGCCGAGAGGCTCATCCCGTTGTCATAGGCCTCGGAATAGCGGTCGGCCGACATGGCACGGAGCAGCTCCTGCGGGCGCCCCTCGGGGGTCGTGCTTGCGAGTTGGTAGCGTCGTCTGGTCATCGCTTCTTCAGTCTCCTTCAGAGGGTGCGTGCGCCGGAGGCCCCTGCCCGAGGCCGAGCGGCTCGGGGTTTACAGCTTGACGGTGGCGTCCGCCGCGTCCGTCGCATCAATGACCTCGCCGCGCGCCGCAAGCAACTCGGCGGCGACGGCCGCATTCACGTCGCGGATGTAGCCCTTGGCGTTCGCGGGCCCGAGGTCGCCGACGACCTTCGCGCCGGGCGTGAGCGCTCCGCCGTCGCCCACCTTCATCCCGGTCAGATAGCCCTCGTCCTGGACGTTGCACATCCCGCCCGCCTCGACGAGGATCAGCTTGCCCTTCACGGCCTGCCCGTCGCCGACGAGGCCGACCTTCTTATCGTCGACGATGGTGACGGCAAGCCCCGCCTGCTCCGAGCCGCCGGTTTTGGTCGCGTCGAAGACGATGGTGTTATCGTGCTCGTAAGTGGTGTAGTGCGCGGCGATGCCGTCGTACGCGGCCTCGTCTCTCGGGTCTGCCATGACGCTCTCTCCTCCTGTGGGCGCCTGCCGCGAAAGCAGCGCGCGTTAACTGACCACCTTACAGTGGAGGCTCTTACGCCCCCGCGAAGGCGGACTCATGAACCTCGACCGGCGCCGCCTCAGCCTCGACGCCACGATCACCCTCGACCGTTTGACGACCGCCCGCGAAGTTGCTCTTCGCGGCGCGCGCCCAGTCATCGCGCATCAGCTTGATGACGTCTATCGAGGACGCCTCCAGCGTGCGGCGGTATGCTTCCTGATTGAAGCTGGCGCCTAAGGCGCGCACGCCCTCCTGGAGGGCCTCTTCAATCAGACTGGTGCGGTAGGCCGCGCCGTCACGCGCGCGCTCGACGAGCGCGTTGATGCGATTCAAGAGAGACCCGGTATCGGGGACTCCGGCAGCGACGAGCAGCGTGCGCACTGCCGGCAGTTGCCGGGTAGCCTCCTCCACCGGAATGACCTCTCCCTCGACGGGAGCGGGTGTCGGCTCCGGGGCGGGCGCCGGTTCCGGGGCGGGCGCCGGAGCGGGCTCAGGGCTGGGCGCCGGGCTTGGAGCGGGCGCGGGAGCCGGGTCCGGAGTGGGTTGCGGAGCCGGGTCCGCGGGCGGCGGTGCAGTGGGGTCGGTTGTCGGCGGCGCGGCGGGGTCATTGTCCCTTCGCTGTGACATCTGCCTCTCTCCGTTGTTGTGGCCGGGAACGATGACTCGCTTGTCCGGCAGGTTGATGCGGTAGCGCTGTTCGATTAAGCGCTTCGCTTCGGGACGGATTCGCCCGGACTCGGCCTCGGACTGTGCCTTGAGAATCGCGGCGCCCGGTGTGGCCCCGTCATAGACAACGCTCACTTCCGCGAGGTGCGCATCCTCGACGGTCGCTTCCGCTATGACCTTGCGGACCTGACCGTCACCTTCGACCTCCTCCTCCCAGCCGGGGATGTGCCAGCAGTCCCAGTCGCGAAGCATGTCGCGCCCGCAGATGGAGCAGACGAAGCGGCCGCCGTAGAAGCCGACGGAAACGTCGGAAAGAATCCCGGTCTCAATGCCGGTGATGATCTGGTCGGTAGGAACCTCGCCGAGCTGGAGGCCCGAGACGGTGTAGAAGTCTGCGACGACTCGCGCGATGCCGTTGCCCTGTCCGCCTATGAATTGGCCAGTGAGAGAACGACCGAGGCTGAGTTCGCGCGTCCTATGGCTGTTCTGAAAGGCCACGCCCGCCTCCGCGTCGGCCGCGTAATTCTTGAGGGTCGAGACGGCCATTCGGGTGTAGTAGGCGTCGAGGCGGCCGCTGGAGATCTCAGCCGTCCAGAAGAACGGCTTGTGCCTCTCGAAGACCTCGGCGTTCAAAGCGCGGCGAGTCCGGGCGATCTCCAACAGTTCGGTCGTCGTGGCACGCTGGGAACAGGCGGCCGGGTGGGCAAACAACATATTCGCGGTGTCGCTCACAAGGGCCTCCGTCTCTGATTGGCGGCGGGCTTACCGCGCCTCGGATCTTCCGCGCGGACGCGGCGGGGATCAGGCTGAGAAAGCCGCGCGCCGCAGTTAGTACAGACGCTCGTCGCCGCGGTGCTTACCCGCAGATGGCAGCTTGGACAGTAACGAGAGGTTGCTGTGGCTTTGCTCATAAAGGAAATGCGCCAGTGCGGATGGACTCACGCACTGGCGCATTATGATGTGAAGAATGAGTTCTGAGGCGGCGCAACACTACGCGCAACACTACGCGCGGCGTCTAGCTTTCCTCGCTCCGAATCTCGGGTGCCGGCTGCTCACGGCCGGCTGCTAATTGCATCCGTTTCAGAAGCTCGCGCTCGGCCTCTCCACGGTTATCGTACGTCTCTACCTTACCGCCCCAGTGCAACTCGAACTTCTCTCCCGAGTCGCTCCGGACAGGTTTCACTCCTTCAAAGGCCACTGGTTTTCCTCCTCGTTAGCCCCGCGTAGCGGGATTGGGTTGATAGATGGGGGCCACGTCTTTAGCGATTACTTCCAGGCTCGGGCTCGACGTTGGCGCCGGCCGAGCCTGACTTTGTCTCTCGCACGGGCCCAGCGGCAGCGGCATCCTTGCCGGTGATCTCCTGCGATGCCTCGTTCTGGGTGATGAAGCCTTCGTCTCTTTTCCTGACCGCGTTGTTGATTCTCGTCTGTTCGGTCTGCGCGTCACGTAGCATCTCCGCCGCCCGCAGCTCCGCGAACCTGAACCGAACTATGGCGGCAATACCGCGGGCCTGGAGGCCAAGCCCACAAAGACGCTCCAGGACGAATTCAACGAGGTGCTGAACCGACTTGATGCCGGCGACGTGGATCTCCCACTGGCGGTTGGCGTGTGTCTCAGCTACTGCTTCGTTGATACCGAAGAGCAGTGGCATCGACTTCAGCGCCCTGACAGTCATTCGCTCAATCGCGCGCAGCAGACCGTCGACCGCGCCGAGGCTCCGCGAATCGACGGCGCCGACAGGCATATCCACACTGACCACCGTGGTGTGGACGTAAGCATCATCGGCTTGAAGACTCGCGTAATGCTTCGCCACCTGAGACGTGATCTCGTCCACCACTTCGTTAAACTTATCAAAGCTGCTGAAAGCCTCGTCGTCTTCAAGCAGGTCCTTGAGCTTCTCTACGTCTATGGCGATGTCAAGCCGGGGGTACCCCTGCTGCTGCACTACACGCTTCAGGTCATAGAGCATCCCTATCAGGAAAAGCGCCGAGAAAATTGCGGAGGCGGCGATAGGCCTTCCTTGCGCCGAGCCAGGAAAAGGATGAAGCGGCACGTAGCAGACCGTCGGGCGGTCGAGCACGACGAAGTCGGAGCCCTGCTGTTGTCCGACGAGCCAGACCTTGCCTCTGGCCGGGTCCGCGCCGCGCCGGAACTGGAGCGTAATGGGGTCAGGAGTGGCAATCTCCAGAGGCATCCGGCCGGCTTCGTCGAGGACGAGCTCGGCAAGCACGCACCCACGCATGAAAAGCGTCATGAAGAGCGATGCGATGACCACGTCGGCCGGCATGACGTGAGGTGCGGCGAACGGGCCGTGGAGATTGGAAAGGAACTCGTCGAGCGCCGCCTGTGCCTGCTTGTCGACTTCCTCAGTTCCGGGTTTGAAAGCCTTCGCCTTCCAGCCGGGATTGCAGAAGAGCAGAAAATCCCAGAGAGCACGGGAGACCTCGGGGGAGTTATCGGCGAGCAGTTCCATCAGCCGGGAGACCGGCATGCGCGCGAGGGCGCGCGCATCGAACTTCTCGGACCGAAATATATTTGCCTCGGAGTTTTGGGTGACGAACGTGGCCAGTGAATTACCGAAGAACGCATCATCCGGCCGGTCGATGGAGATTCTGCCGCCGGCTACGGATCGGCCCAGCGTAGTAGTGGAGACCTCCGCCGCGCGCGGTGTGACGGGCTCGGCCTCGACGGGCTTGTGCTTTCGCGGTCCGTGAGACGTATAGGAACGCTCTGAGACCGTGAGGCCGAGAGGGTTGACGCCGCTTCTCTCGGCCGGCTGCTCATCATAGTCGAGCAGACCAAGGGGGTTTATTTTACTCATCAGTCGAAGCCCCATCCTCTTGCGCTACCTAAGCCCAGAGCGACTCCCGGCAGCTTCTTCGGTAGAGTGGCCAGCGCAATATGGTCGTAGACGCAGGCGTGAAATAAATCGTCGCGCTTGGTGTGAACCCACGTTGCGCGCGGCTGCCCTTCATCATTCTCGACGATGACGCGCGTCGGCGCCGTCATGTGCGAAATCACTTCAGGATCATTGTGTATCTGCGTCGGCCAGACCTCTTTACCCGTCGCGACAATGCTGTAAACGGTATCCATCGCCATCGTACGGTTGATCTGAACGAGCCCTTCGATCTTCTCCGCCTCTGGGGCAAAGAGGACACCCTTTAACGCGTTCGCGCCGGTCGGATAGTGGGCGCGCGTCACCTTGCCCTTGTGCTTTGTCGCCCACGCCTCACAGGCCGAAAGCTCCGGGTCCTTGTCGATGACGCAGTGGCGCACACCGAACTCTTCCATCAGTGCGTCGAGTTCATCCCAGCCCCTGACCCATCCCATCTTCAGAACGTAGCGCCTGTTATCAGGACCTGTCCCTGAGATACGGAAATGGAAGCGCTTGCCCACGTCCACGCCCATCGTGACCTTGCGCCACTTGACGCCTTCGGGTAGGCGGCCGCCGGGTAGGTCCGAGCTCAGCTTTTTGAGCATGGTCTCGGTGATGCTGCTCCCCTCCTGCTCGTACGGGACGCCGAGGTCCGAGCGGAAGAATTCGAGGACCTGTTGGGGCTCATCGCTGATAGCGGTGACGCAGAGCTTTCGGATGTCGACCCGCGGGAAGGAGAGTGCCGGGACGTGGTAGCCGCGGATGGCGGTGACTTCCGGCTGGCGCGCCACCCACCGGCCGGGGCCGAACCTGTCGGCATCACAGAGCGGGTGGTGGCATGACGGACAGCATACGGCGACCTCCGCCGTGTGGACTCGCTCCGGCTCCCAGAGCTTCCAGTCTTCGTAATCGGCGCCGTCGCATTTAACGTCCCGGAAGAAGTTGAGCTCGTTCCACTCACCGCAGGCGGAGCAATTCACCTCCCAGACGCGCTGGTCCGACCTTAAATAATCGGCATGGATGCCCTTACCCGGCTTCGTCGGGGTTGAGAGCCGAAACTGCATCTTGATACGACTGTGCCGCAGGCGCTTCTCGGCAAGCGCGACGGCAGACGAGAGCATCTCGTCGCGCTCATCGAGGATGAGGAGATCGGCCTTGAAAGACTTCACGGCCTTCGTGGACCACGCCCCGCGCAGGTAGAGGTAGCTGTTTCTGGCCTTCTTCAGCCTGGCGTTGTCCACATCCGTGAAGAGCGCCCCCAGATAGTCGGTCTCGCCCTTGATACCATCGAAGCGCTCTTTGGTGAAGTCGAGCAGCGCGTCCTGCGTTGGAAAGAGATAACCGACGTTTAGACCATCGCTCTGGGTGTTATAGAAGCGTGCGCCGACGTCGAGCGCGTGCAGAGCCCGGCAGATGGCCAGCTCCGAGACACCGACCTGCGCAGGCTTCATGATGACGATGAAGGGATGTGTATCGTTGTAGATGTCCTTTAGCGGCTCGTAGCCTTCGTTAAGCTCGGGTATATAGTCGAGAGAGAACTGGCGGCCTTCGAGCCGGCGGTGAGCTTCGGCCCAGGCAAGAGGCGGCAAATCGCAAATAGGCGTATTGAAGTCCTCGGGCAGAGCGAAGCCTTCGTCGCCGAGTGCGAAGTACTCGAAGAGTTCGCGCTCAACTATCTTGTAGGGTTGGGAGGTGCCGCTCATCTACGCCCATCCTAATCAGTTCGGTCCGCGCCTCGACTTTACTCTTCCCCTCCGCCACTAACTTCTTCAGCATGGCTGCCGCCAACTCACGCTTCTGCTCCTCGGTAGATAATTCCACCTTACCGTCTAACACTCTCCGATTAGTGAATGCGCCGCCCTTATCCTGAGCGGTCTGTTTCATCACTTCGAGAGCGAGGCGATCATCACCCCGGTTGACGGCACGCCTCAGGATCGACCGGTAGACGCCGAGGCGGTGCTTGATATTGCCGATCAGGTCCTGTTCGGCCTGCTCATCCCACTTCTGACGCACCTCCCAGAAGTAATCCTTCAGCTTCTCGCTCAACTCCTGCCCGGCCGCGGTGGTTGGGTCGTAACGCTCGACTGCCTGCCGGGTGACGTCCAGCTTGAATTCGAGCTTGAGAGCTTTCACAACCTCCAGCGGCGGCTCGTGGCAGGCCAGCATCTCGACGACGAAGCGCTTCTGCTTCTCCGTGAGTCTGAGAGGCTTTTTCTGTTCCCCGTTCCGGGTCTTCTCGTCAGCCACATAGCACCTATAACGTTATAGGTCACGCCACTCATGCGGCGAGCCTGAGACAGTTACCACAGGCAATCTCGACGTCGGCTTCCCCGAACCGTGGGGGAGAGGTCGCGGCCTCGACGAAGCTTTTGACGTTGCGGCCGACCGGGCCGAAGTCACGAACAACCGCGATGTGCTGCTCGACGTCATGTCCCACCAGAGTAAAGACGCGGCTGCCATCTTTCTTAAACCACAACCGACCGTCCTTCAGGGCCTGCGCGCAGTGACAAAGTTCATGCTTCACCAGCGCACAGAAAGATAGGTCCGAGTACTCGGCCGAGATAGGGGCCGAGAGGCGGATCAGGAAGTCGAGCCTGTCGGTACCGAACCAGCGTCGCAGGTTCCACAGGTACATCTCCTTTTCCCATCCGCCGAGGCGCCGGGCGACGCTCTGGGGCATCGAGGCATCGCCGGCGACGCTGACGCCGCGCCTGGAGTTGGCCGCGCTGGTCCAGAGAAAGCCCAGCTGCGCATCGAGCAGGTGCTCGTGCCCTTCGTCATAGAAAGGTCCTCCCGGCTCAACGAAAGCCTCAAGCGCCCACTCCAGCACATCGGGAGCCGGCACGAACTCGGCCTCCAATTCGTCGAGGAGCTGCTCTGGAGGAAACGGCCGGTTCATTCCTTACCCCGGCGTCGGCGACCCAGGCCGGCTAAAACCGCAATCAGAAAAACCGTCCCCAGCGTGACGGGGACGGTAATGACGACGGCCGACGTGCAGGAGCAGCCTTCCATCCGGTGCCCCTCACCTTCGGGCAGCGACCAACGGTCGCCCCTTGATGCAGTTCAACAACTCCTCGAAGCCCGGCTTGATGAACATCTGATGGACGCCGGCTGCCTGCCACCTCGCCACCAGATCGCCATCCTTCGAGCCGGTCAGCGGCAGAATCCTCGGCGGAGCGATGCCTGCTTTTTCGGCATGTTCGCGCATCATGACCGCGGCCACGTCACCCTTCAGGTGGGGCATCATGTGGTCGAGGATGGCAGCGTCCACGTGGACGCCTTCACTGAGGAGCCGCGTGAACGTAGCGACAGCCTCTCTGCCGTCACGGGCCTCGTGCACCTCGAACCCTTCCGCTTCGAGCAGCAGGCGCAGGCTTCTGCGGATGTCGTCGTAATCGTCGGCCACGATCACGATCGGGGCTGTTGCTTTAGAGGCTCCCATACTTTTCCCGGTATTGCGCAATCATCTCTTCCTGCGCGGTGTTCTCGTCACGAACCAGTTGCATTGCGACCTTCATGTGGTTGGCGTCGGCCTCCAGCTCCATGATCCTGAGATCGCGTTTTGTCACCTCAACCCGGCATCCCATCAGTTCGGCGTGGACCGCCAGCAGCCGTTCTGAAACCCGCTCGGCCTTGTCGAGCAGCTTGTCTACGTGTGACACCGTAGCATCGTCCCGCTTGATCTCCTGCTCGACGTCGAGATTGCGCGTCTCCGCTTCGCGGTGACTGGCATCCGCCTCGACTTTCCTGGCTTCAGCCCGACGCTTGCGTCGCTCAAAGAACCAGCCCAGCCCAAGGCCGAGCGCGCTGAGCACGGGGACGACCCTCGTCAGAATGAGGTCCACGTATTCCAAACGGCTTCACGTAGTCACGCCCGCCTGCACCATGGCACGGTCGAGGAGGTTAATAGTCAGGTCGATCTGGTGCCGCACCTGGAAATCCGTCGGGCGCTCAGTCAGTGGGTGCGCCGCCAGTTCCGCACGCCTCTCCTCCCAGAAATCCCGAAGTTTTACGATATCCTGCACGTCCGGGGCCGTGATGATGTGTGCGAGCTTGCGCCGCAGCCGGATGGCGAACACCCAGGAGACGACGCCCGTCAGGAAATCCCATGTCACCGCGAACGGGTAGAGGCCCCAGAAGACGAGCAGGGCGCCGCCGATGAAGTGCCCGCCTCCGCACAGCGCGATGAAAGCGGCGGCGAGTCCTACGTCGGCTGAGAGCCACTTACCTGGCCGGCCGCGAACTATCCGAAACAGGCTCCACGGGATGTGAAAGTAGGCGGTGGCCGTGAAGAGATTGCCAAGCATAAAGGGGACGAGCAGCCACCAGTTGTATTGCCAGCAGACCGCCCGCGCCGGGATGTCGAATAAACCGTGGTCCATCACTTCCCCTTTACTTGCAGTCTGGCTGCAAGATCTTTGTTCTGCTGTTCAAGCAGCTTCTCGGCGGCTTCGGCCCGCTCGGCACGACGCTTCAATTCCTCATTCTCAATCAGCAATGCCTCACGGTCGGCTCTCAGCCGCGCTACGTCGCTCGCTAACGCCTGCGCCGCGGCGAGCAATCCGTCGAGCAGGAGCTTCTGACCTTCCGCCCGGGTTTTCTCGGCGGTGGCGAGCTGGACCTCTGCCTGCGCACCCGCGAGGTGGATATCGGCCGCCTGCCGTTTACCCTCACGGTAAAATTTCGCCCAGCCCAGTAGGCCGCCTCCGCCAAGCAACGTGAGGACGAGGCCGACGACCCAGCGCGTGAGGATTTCGGTTGAGTTAGAGTCCGCCATTTCATGCGCTGAGATCGCGCCGCGCCTGCTCGATGACCCTATGCGCTTCCCTCAGAATTTCCTCGTTGACCCGTGCGGCCTCGACCAGTTGCTCCTCCAGGTCCTGCGTGTAGATGAGAGCGTCCTGCAAGTCCTGTTTACGGTAGTCGGGGTGCAGGGGCCGGCAGAAGGTCGGGCTGCGCGTGATGTCGTCGCCAAGAGGTGGGGCGCCGAACTGAATGGCAAGAACGAAACAATTCCCGTCGCGACAGTAGCTTCGGGCTTCGGCACGGCTGCTGTAAGAACCCCGGAAGTCAGGCAGCACGGGCTGAGAGTCGGTCGAGACGCGCGGCTGGTGAAGCCAGCCATACCAGAACTGCGCCGCCCAGCGCCAAACCCTCTCTCGCAGGCGCGTCGGCCGGGGCGCGGCGTCCGTGTAACGGAGCCGGCCGTAGAGCCAGGTCAGCCGTACTTCGGGCGACACGGCCCCGACCTCGACCGCACGAGTCTTGACATGCGCCAGTGGTAGTGAGCGCGCGACCATCTCTTTTACAGAGGTCCTTCGACGACGATGCCTCGACCCGTGTCGGGCATCTCCTGGCTGGTCGGCGGAGGCTCCGCGCCGGAGACTCCCTCCGTCGACGTTTCGTCATACGTCGGGGGTGGCTCCGCGCCGGGGATTTCGTCCCGGGGTTCGGCCTCTTCGACGGGCTCGGTGCTGTTGGTCTGGGGGTGCTCTCTCAAGGGGTTTCTCCTTTCGACTAGCAGAGCGGCGAGGGCGGTTGCGAGCCACACTCGGCGTGTTATTTTCATGGCTAAATGGTAGTGTCACCGCAGACCGCGGGGCGCGCTTCTTGGACGGGTGCGCCTCTCGGTTTAGGGGCCGGATGGTGTTAGCCGCACCACCCGGTCCCGTCCCCCAAGTCTTTCGACTTCGAAAACCTTCAATTCAGACCGGCAACTGTCAACAGCGCAGGGGGTGTGCCGGCCTCTTGCCGGCAACGTAGTTGTAGGCGCCCGCCGTGTTGCTGCCGTTCCCCTTGTCCGGGGCCGCGCGTTCGTCCGGCTGCATATTCCTGTAAAAGTTCAAGTGACTGAAGACGTCGGGGACGTGACGGGCCGCCTGCGCGAGCGGGCGCGCCTGCTCGTCGATCTCGTAGGCGTCGCTGGCGGCGGGCGTGCCGGGCTGTTCGATGGAGGTGTCGTCGAAGGTTTGCGCGTAAGCGGCCTGCTCGGCCTCGGCCGGCGGCGACAGGTAACTCATGGGGACCGTTGCCGCAATCAGGCTGATCACGGCGAGGGTCGTTACAAAGATTCGTCTCAAGGCACGTACTCCTTTCAGACTGTCAGGGTCGAAGCGATAAAGCCGGTTACGAAGTAATTAGCGTGCACGACCCACGGCGAAGCCGGCGCCGAATTTCCAGAGCGTGTCGGGGCTGAACATCTCGCGGAAGAATCCGGGGTTGCGAAGCCTGTGTATCTCAGCATCCTGCCGGGCGATCATCTGGTCGGCGCGCGCAAGCTGCTGCTGACAATCCTTCACACGGAGGTCGTCTATCTGGTTAGCGCCAGATCGCGCGGTAATGGCCGTCTGCGCGAGCGCGATGATCTGCTCACTGCGCTCGTCGAGCTTCTTCAGCGCGGCGTTCTCGCCCTTCAGGGCCTCTATCTCGCGCCCAAGCGCGGCGTTGACAGCCCGGAGCATCCTGACTTCCGCGTACATCTCGGCCTGCGCGCGCAGGTCGTCAGCGGCTGGCGCAGAAGACGTCGCATTTGTCCGAGGCGCACCGGTATCTGGGGTTGGGGTCGTTTGCGCGCTCTGCGCAAAGCCTGCGGCACAGAGCACAGTTGTCAGAAGTACGGGCGATTTCAGCCAGTTCAGCCTCATAAGTCCTCTTCGCCTCCTCCTGTTCGGCGACTGCCGCGCGGCCCCGCGCGCCGAACTCCGCGAGCGAGCTACGCAGCTCCTCGTTGGCCTTGAGCAGCGGCGGAAGCTGTCTTTCCGCTTCGAGCGCCCGCCCGATCAGTTGGTCACGCTCCGAGGCGCGCTCTGCGTCACGCAGCCGGAACTCCTCACGCTGGCGCTCGAACTCGGCGCGGTCGCGGTTGTAGCTGGCGGTGTGATACCAGCCCCAGAGGCCCGTCAGGCACATGAGCAGGAAAAGGGCCGCGACCAGCTTCCAAACAGGCGACAGGCCGAGGAAGGCGCGCCAGGGATTCAGGACGTAGGGGTTCATCAGGTAAAGACTCCCTGCCGAAGAAATCCGTGGTAATTGCCGCTGAGGATAGAGCCGGCTCCGGCGCCGCAGGTCTTTCCCGCCTTGTCGACGGTGATAAGGGGCGGCTCGCCGTGCCGAACCCAGCACTTGTGGCCGCCGCGATGGAAGTCGGCCTGGTCGGTGCAGTTGTTCGCGCAGCCGTCGATGTGCCAGGGCACACCGTTTGGGAGCTTCACAATGAGCGCCCGGCCATCGAGCCCGCAGTACTCGGGCATGGCGTGGTACCAGTAAGCGTCGTACATCGCACCCGGCGGCGCATCGCGCAGCAGAAGCAACTCGCCCGTGTCTTCGCGTCGCCATAGCCGCTCAGGGCTGTATTGCCACTCGTCATCCTCCACGAAGACGTAATTGCAGCGGCATGCTTTAGGCCAGCGCTCGTCGGTCCGGTCCCATGCCTCAACCGAAGACGAGGCGACCTCTCCGTCGAGGCCTCGGAAGGACGATTCGATTCTGTCGATGGCCGCTGACGCGTCGTGATAACTGTACTGGCCGGGAACGCGCGGGCAGGGATTACCATCACCGGACGTGTAGCGCCGTAGCCTGCGCTCGACCATGTCAGACGGGACGATCAAGAAGCATTTGACTCCCATCATCACCTCCAACTCCGCACAATCTCGACGTTCGACTTGGTTGGGTCGGCGGCGAGCTGTGCCGTGGTCAGCGTGATGTCGTGAGCCTGGCGTTTCTTCTCCAACTCAAGAGCCGTCTGCCGATCTATGATAGTCTTCGCTATCACCGCAAGGCCGACGAGCGCACCCGCGGCCAGGACAGCCATCATGGGGTTTGCTCTGAAGTACTCGGCCATTCCGCCGAGGAAGGCGGATGCCGCTGCCCAGACACCTGAGAGAGTGGCGATGATGGCGGCGACCCAGACGTTGACCTTATTGCGAAGCGTGTCTGCGCGTGCGGCCTCGACCGTAACGGCTGCCTGCTGCGGCTGCACAGGAGACGTGTGCTCGACCTCCGGCCCTGCGGGGCTGATGCGGTCGGTGGGAGGCTCCGGCGGCGGGACACGTCTCACGGAACGCTCTGTGGTGAGAGCCGGAGGGGTGTCAGGGTTCACCCCTCCGGCCTCTGCTTGAGGGTCCGACGCCTCATCGGCGGAAAGACTTGCGGCGCCGCCGGCCGGCGGCGCCGAAGGTATAGGGGCAACGTCGGGTTGAGGGCCGTCGAGGAGCGCAGAGGTGACGCGGACGCCGCGCACGGTAAAAGGCGGCTGGAGATGCCAGTTGGCGGTCGCGACGAGCTTCTGGAAGGCGTCCATCCGGTAGACGGTCTTCCGCAACAGCGGGTTCTTATGTCCGGCCAGCCAGGCGCGCCGCTCAGCGATATAGCGCGCGATCCATTGCTTTTCGGGGAGTCCGGCGGGAACTCGGTCGCGGATGCGCGCCCAGGAGCCGTGGATGTGCGAGTCGTAGATGACAGCGAGCGTTAAGGGAAAGACGAAGTTCGACCCTTCACAGACGGCCTCAGCCTTGCGCATGTAGGCACTGTCGAAGACCTCGTCCTGCGCGCGACGCATCAACGGGTCTCTGCCGGCCTGACGCAGCAGACTCTTGAGCTTTGCGTTCCGCGACAGGGCAGCGACCGATTTATCGGAATCGTCGCCGAGCTTCGGGAGATACTCCGCGAAAGCGGCGGTGGCCTCAGGCTTCAGCTCACAGTACCGCTGCACGATCTTGAGCAAGGTGCCGGAGCGGTGAGTGCCCTGATGCGCCCCGTAGGAGATACCGGCGCCGTCGGCAAGGACAGCCACTTCCGAGTAATTGCCCGCGGCCGTTCCCGTCTCGAAGATCGAGACGATGATGCGTGCCGCCGTCTTGTCCCTGTCGGTGAACTTTGAGGCCATAGATTCCTCTCCTTACTAAGGAGATTATGAGGGCAGCGCAGGGTCCGCCTGGCGGCGCAACACTACGCGCAACACTACGCGCGCGGGCGACGCTGGGCCTGACGTAGACGGCGGCGACGCTGATCCTCTGCGAAGGCGGCGAGGTGATGCTTACATCGCTTGCGGCCAGGTTCGGCCTTGTCGCCACAACCTTCTATGCACAAGCCTTTGTGAGAGAGACGCCTTCTGAGAGCGGCAATGCGTACCTTTTGAGCCTGATTTCTGGTCCGGGCACACGAGCGACACTCAGTGCTCGTGCCATCCGTACCGAGCTGGTTGCCGCAACGGTCATAGTTGACGCACTTCCCCTCGGCGCGCAGGCGCTCTCGCTTTGTCATAGGGGGCCTCACGGATCCGTCAGATGGGAGTCCTTTGGACAGCATGACGATTGGTGCCAGCATCGGCTGAATCGAGGGATAGGAGGACAAGTACTGGCTCCTTTCATCGGCGGTCTTTAATGATGGTTTCGGAGACGGGCTCGCCCTGCACTTCGATAGGCTGCCTGTCGCGGTACGGGGAAAGGTCTGTGATAGGTGCCCTGCGCTGTTTCAGCAATCCGGCTGTAATTAACGAGTCTTCAAGTCTTTCCTCTACTTCTTGTGGGTCCGCTCCAGGAGGCATTGATTCGACCGTAACGGAGAGAGGCGCCTTCCACTCCCTGACCAAACGTGCGGCCAGTTCTCTGGCGTACGCCTCCAGGTGCTCATTAGAGAGTATGAGTTCCTGATCGAGGTACGGCTCAACGTGCTCGACCATGATCTTCTCGACTGAACCGGCGGGCAGATAATCACGGAGCAGGATGTAGAGGAAAGCGACGAGGCCGCGGACGTCCTGAACATTGACTGGCTCTGGAAATTGAAAAGTGTGCATGGTTAACCTTTCATCCGGCGCTGGCCGGTCGTTACTTACCTCCGTCTGAAGCCGGGGGCCTCACGACGCGCGGCGAGATATCGGAAAGCCCGGCAGCTCCACCAAGCAGCATCGCGAAGAAGAGCGCGGCCGCGAGCATTCCGAGCCCGATCAAGCAAGCGTCCTTGAAGTCGCGACTCAAGAGTTCACCTCCGGACCTATAACGTTTTGGGTCAGCCCCGCCCGCGCCGGCCGCAGATCCGGGTTCTCGAAGACATTGCCGAGCACGCGCAGATCGTCGTGCCAACGCCCATCGCGCTCGCCAACCCGGGAGCCGTGCATGTGCCAGAAATCCCCGTTTTGCCACGCAGGCCAGAGGATGAGGCAGGGGTGACCTTCCTGCCGCCAGACGACCTCGAACGTGGCGCACGCGCCTTGCGACCACGCCTCGACGATGTCGCCCTCGAAGACGAGCACACCGTCCTTGCCGACCAGGCCGGTGGACTGCATCAGCGTCCAGCCCGGCAGGTCGCCGTAAAGGAGCATCATGAGCATCTCCGGCGCCAGCTCTTCGAGCGTCCACATGCGCCGCCCACCCCAGGCGCGGAGCCTGAATCGGTCCACGTGTCTGAACCGTTCAGACTCCATGTCGTAGTTGGTCTCCGCCACGATTCACCTCCGAATTCACGTTGCCGGCATCACCTGAAAACCGGCCCAGTTTCTGGACTTATCCACACTGTCTTCAGCGGTTTACTGCTGGACCGCCGACCTCGAAATCGGCAAGGAAATGCAACGTAAATCACGGCGCACGCGCGGCGCTGGCCGGCTCCGGAGGACAGAACTGTTCGAAGAGCCGTGCTCTTGTCTCCTCGTCCACATCGGTCAACTGCTCGATGAAGCCCCGCACGTCGTAGCCGGGCACCTGCGCGACGGAGTTGACGGCCTGCGCAGCGGCATGGAAGGGCGTGCGCTTCGGCTTTTCCTCGACCTTGCCGTCGAGAGCAGCCTGTCGCCGCTGTTTCCACTCGTGGACCTGCTTACAGATGTGGTGCTCCTTGTGCCGAATAGGCCAGTGGACAGCAGCCCACGCCTCCGGCTCCGTGAAGCTCGACTTGGACTTGGCGAAGTCAACATAGTCGTCATGTTCGATTGATTCACACACGCACACATCACCCTGTGGAGGCGGGTGCTCCGGGGCGCGCGGCGGGTGCGGTGTGTGTGTGTCTGGATTTCCCCTGGATTTCTTACTGATTTTTGTGTGTAAGTGGGACTTACCGCCATTGGTAAGTGGGACTGACCGAGACTGGTAAGTGGGACTTACCGCAGTAGGGGCCGAGCCCGGTAAGTGGGACTTACCGGAGTCCGATAAGCGGGAGAGGTCTGTGTGTGTGTGTCTTTTGCCACTTCGAGGAGAGGCCAGACGGGCCTTCTCCGTACGGTTGAGATTGATCTGACGGCGCTCCTCGGCGCGCCTGAGCAGCTCCGCCATGTCAACCTTGGAGGCGTCGAGCTGAAGCGCGTAACGGGCTCCTTCATCAACGCGAGGGTCGTTAGGGGCGACGAGGATGATGAGGTTGACCTTAATCAGGTAGGCAAGCGCCTTGACGATCGTGGGACGGGAGAGGCCGGTGCCGAAGTCCAGGCGAGCGCCGTCCTCAGAGGCGATGCCGAATTGATACTGCGTGAGGCTGACACAGTCTTCCCGCTCATGAAACCCGAAGATGCGGCGTACGGTGTATGAGAGGACCTTCCACTCGTCGCCGGTCAGCAGGTACATGAACTGGTCGACGTAATCATTAGGCGTCTGAAAGCTGTTAAGGATGAATGTGGCATCCTTACGCTTTTTAGGGCCGGGCAAAGAACCGGTTTCATTAGACATTCAGTTCAGGTGCTCCTTGCGAGGGGCGGGTGCGCACCCCAGATGTTTGCCTGCGAGCCACGTGTGGTAGCCACGGCAGCCGAGACAGTACCCGTAGCCGGTGGAGTTCAATTCGTGCCGGTTCATAAAGCGCACGGCGTCCGCGAAGGCTTCCACCTGACCGGTCCCGCGAGACAGATAAGGCGGAATAGGCCGCGCCGCCGAGTTGGAATTGAGCCGCTTCATAAGAAGGCCCTCGGAAAGCGATGCACGAGCGGACCCGTGCGCAGGAACGAAGGCCCTTCTTTCCCATTGGAAAGCGAACCTTGCGACATGAGTGTTATCGGACACCGTTAGCGAAGCGAGAGAGGTGCGACCTCAATCGCCTTCCCCCAGTTCGTCTAGGATTTGAATTAGGTACGGGGCGCAGGCTTCGCCGTACGTTTCCGGCGTCTCTTTCAGGAGCCTTTCAGATTCTGACTGGAAGCGTTCGGGCTCCTCTCGATACCGCCGATCCCATTCAGTGAAGGCTTTTGCAAGTTGCTCTTGAGTAGCAGAGATAATCATCTTTATGTCCTTTCACATCGGTGGCTAAACGCAACGATTGAATGAATAGTGAAGCGAGAGAGCTAACGCGGCAGCGCGGCCTTGACCGTCCATCGCCGTCATACCCGCAAAGGGGACCATGGTGACGGTTTGCCCGTGGAGGAATAAGTGTCCTCACGCCGGCACGCTCCTCTCTCGCCCGCCTCCCCGATTCCTTCGGGGCCGCTTCCCACTTCGCCGCCTTCCCCCGTTACCGTTTGCCGGTCTGGCCGCGCTCACGTCGAGCGCAGGGGTAGAGTGGGCTTCGGCTCGAAACTCTTTCCTGAGGCCGCCGCGCTCGCCCGGCAGGCCCCCTTCGTCGTACCAGAGGTCCGTGCTGTCGCAGTGCGGGCAGGACTCGCCCGCGTATGTGAAGTACAGCTCCCTCAGGCAAGCCCCGCAGATGTAGTAGCTCCACGTGCGCGGGGCGATCAGGAGGGTGGCGATGGCGCCGCGGTGGCCGTTAGGTATTGGTCTGTGCAATCACTCCTCCCATAACGTTATGGGCCGGGGCCTCAGGAGCGGGCGGCGGGTAGCGGGTAGCTCCCGATCCCCGCCGCTGCTTCCGAAGCCCCGGCGTGCCGCGCTTCGTCTCCACGCGTCGCGGCACTTCTCAAGATTTGTCATGCTCATAGCCGCCCACGCCTTGCGGTGCGCGTCACGGATGTAAAAGCCGTGCGCGCGAAGCACGGCCGACGCGTCGCGCTCGATCTCCGCGTAGAGCCTGAGGCGGGCGTCGTTCGACGGGGGGGAGCTGGTACGTGCGGACGCGGCTCATTCGGGCTTCTCCGCTCGTGCGTACGCTTCGCGCATCAAATTCGCCAGCACGCGCGCCGCATTCTCGTCGAGCGCCGGGTCGTCGTAGATCGCCCACTCGATCTTGTCGGGCGTCGCACCTTCCGGCTGGCAGCGCTGCCCATTTCCGACAAAGCTTTCGGCCGGCACGCCTATCCACTCGACCAGCCTCGTGAAGGTCTCGCGAGAGAGCCCATTTCGGCCGCGCAGGAACTTCGTGAGAGTGGAGGCGCTGACTCCGCTCTCCACTTCAGCTTCCCGCAGCGTCATGCCGGCCACACGCGCGCGCACGGCCGACCTTAACCTCTCGTAATTGATGCCGCCGTGCTTCACTGGGTAAAGATCGCGAGTAACATGCCGACGACGAGAGCGAGCACCGTATCCATGACGCGCATTCGGTCGCGGGGCAAGCTCGCCCGCTCACGCCTTTCGCCTTCGGGGAGACCTACTTCCTGGCCGTCGAACAACTCATACATACCGCGAGCCTCCTTCAGTAGCGCCGCCGGGCTGAAAGGGGTTTGAGCCTCTTGCCTTCGGGCGTAAAGTCGAGACATGGCCAGCAGGCGCCGGTAGTGCGCTCGTCGTCGAGCTCGCACTCGACGCAGACCCGCTCCGCGCAGATACGGCAGTTGAAGGCCGTCTCCGCGGTCGTCGAGCCGCAGCCCTTACATTTCGCGCCGGCCGGCGAGGCTTCCGCCGTATGAATCGCCGGCAACGTCTCCGTCGCGGGGAACGCCTCGGCCATGAAGAGCGCGGCGCGGCGTGAGCACTCGCCGTCGCACCAGACGTTGTGCTCGCTGACCGGTAGACCTCGCTTCTTACCAGTCCCCGCTTCGAGGTCCGCGCGCGTCGGGTGGCCCTGGAGAAGCACCGTCTCGATTCGGCCTAGTCGTTTGACGGCGCGGGCGCTGCGCTCTGACACGTTGCGCGGCAGGTTCCGTCTCGCCCAGCCTCTGAAGACTCGCCCGAGCGCGACCTGCGAATCCGACAGCACGCGCCCCGACCAGCCCTCCGGCATTGCTTCGAGCGCAAGCGTGATCGCGATCTGCTCCATGTGATTGTTCGTAATAAACTGACCAGGCTTGGCCTCGACCACGCCGCCGCGCTCGATGATGCGCTCGCCCGCGGCGCTTACTCCGCACCACGCCCAAGTGCCGCCGAAAGGGCTCGGGTTCTTCCTGATGCAGCCGCCGTCAGCGTAAAGCGCGACGACCTGCGTCAGGTCGCAGCTAACCATGCCCATGTCTCCAGCGCTGGCGGCTTGCGCTTCCCGCTGCATCCTCGTAGCTCCTTAACCTTCGCCTCGACGTAAGGGGCGAGCCTCTCGGCGTATGAGCCTCGCGTGTCGCCGCCCGCGATTCGTTCGAGCGCTCGGAGCGTGTGCTCCCGCCTGATCCTGGTGTCCGACTTGAAAGAGCGGCGGCGGCGCGAGGACTGGTGCCGGTCGCAAAGAGACTGGTACCAGCGCGGGTTCTGGTCCTGCACGCAGCGGACCTTGTGGTTGCGGTGGCGCGGGTCGGGCGCAGGAATAAGGACGACTTCGAGTCGATGGGCGGAGAGCTCGGCGTGCAGTTCCATCGCTGCTCGACTGTTGCGTGGGGGGGGGGGGGGGCCGGGGGGCGGGGGGGGGC